AAATGTTACAGCATTTGTAGAAGCAGGCGGCGAAGCTCATTGGGATTATTTAATTTTTGATCATAATATACATCAAGTAGCAGAAGCAAAAGAATTAGCAAAAACTCTAGGAATTAAAAGCATTAATTTTAAAAATACTAGTAGATTTGTAAAAGTAGAAGAATTTAATAAAGCTAGTAATGATGCTTTAAGAGTTAAAACTAGAAAATCAGAACATACTATTTCTAGTAAAGAAAATAAAAACAAATCAAAATATGACCAGATTATAGATAAGTTCGGATCGTTCCACACTTATGTAGACCAGACGCCTATAACTTGTAAATATAAAAAAAAGAATATGATTTATATAGACTTTGAAGCAAAAGCCTGGCCTTGTTGTTGGGTTGGCACAAATAGATATTCTACTGGTAGAAAGAATATACAAACACAACAAATGATACAGTTACAAGAACGATACGGAAAAGATTTTAATAGCACAAAAACACATAGTTTAAAAGAAATAATGGAACATAGATTTTATAATAACGATTTAGTTAGCAGTTGGTCTAATAAAATGAATGATAAAAATCCTAAATTATTTACTTGTGGAAGAACTTGTGGAGATAGTTATGAGTTTACTAGTGTAGGTAACTTTAATGAGCAGAGGATAGAATTTTGAGTATGAGTCAATCACATGGATCGCCACACGCCGGATATAGTTTTGGGCAAATAAGAAGCAAATATAAAATTAATACATTGGTAGATATATCACCCACAGGAATAATATCTGAATTTAGAGAAGGTGTACAGATGCCTTTTGTAGATGATTTAAAACAAATTATTAATAACCAAGAAACATGGAACGTTAGTAGAAACGAACAACGTAATTGGGAAACAATCGTTCAATGTATTTCTATTAGAGCTCAACCTATTATGTTAGGAACGCCTGTTATTGAAGAAATTACTGGAGTAGGCGGCAAAGGTTTTGGTTATACAGGAAAACAAAAAGTATGGTCTTTTGAATTTGGTTTTGAATTAGGAGACATATATGCTACCTCTGATGATCCTGTTGGGTTATTAAAAGAACAATTAGATTTAATTCCTATAGTTTCTAATTTAAAAGAAACTATAAGCCTACCTATTCCTTCACTAGCTACAACAGGTGATAAAGTAAATACGACCTGTATTGCTATAGACCTCTAGAACAATTTGTAGTAGTATAATTTCCAAGTTCAGATAAATAACTACAGTTGGAACTTAACAAAAACTTAGGCAGACTTTATAGGCAACAAACACAGGCACATTGTAAGTAGATCCAGCCCAGAAACATAGTGGGAAAAACAATGGCAGTACTAGACGTTGAAAAAGAAAGCCTTGAGGCACACGTTGATTTGTGTGCGGAAAGGTATAAAAGAATGGAAGAGAAATTAGACTCGATTGACGAGCGTATGACTAAAATGGACGAAGTTTTAGTAGAGTTACGTGACGCTATGTACAACGACAAAACAACAAGATCAAAGCAAATGATGACGGTAGGCGTGGGAATTATAGGTGCTCTTATATCAGCAGTAGCATTTTTAACCTACCAACTAATTATTCTTAATTAAAACTTCATACTAAATACAAGTATGCTAGTAAATGAAATCACATCAGAAGCAACAATGGCATGGGCCAGATCGGGCAAAAAAGTAGTCCGTAAATTCCGTTGTTCAAGCGGAAGGCTTAAAGGAAAAATTGTAGCAAACCCAGGTTCTTGTTACAAAGCCCCTAACATACAAAAACGTATTAAGTTAGCTATTACTAAAGCTAAATTTAGCAGAAGAATATCTCGTAAAGCTAACAGAACTAAACGTATTAATCCAGCATCTAGAAGAGTACAGGCGTTAAATAAAGCAGGTAGAAGATAATGGAAAATATTAAAAACGTTAAAGCTAATTGGAGTACAAGGTATGGATGGACATTACAACGAACTTCTGAGTATTGTGATAACTGTGGAAGACTAGCACACGATGGTCCATTAATGGAAGAATTTAAAGACGGTAATAACGAGATTGTTATTATTGAAGTATGTAAACAATATAGAAAGCAGGAGAAGTTCGATGAGTTGGCATAGTTTACTTAATGAGTTAGACGTTACTAAAGGCAAAATTACTAAAGTTTCACCAGACGGTAAACAAGTAACAGTTCAAACTTCACCAGGACAAGAATTAAAAATAGATTCAGAAAAAGATCCTAATATTGATATTTCAACAGACAAAGGAAAAACATCTATTAAGTTAAACAAGAAATCAGGACCTAACGTTGGTCCTAAAGTTAGACCTGGACAAAGCGTAGATCTTGAAGAAGATTTTATGGACGATAGAAAATATCAATCATTAGAAGAATTACTAGCTAAACTTGAAGATATTGAGTCACACATCTATAGATTAAGAGATATGGATAGTGCTACAGAATGGGAAGGTAAGAGAGTAACTGGAACCGGCGACATACACGACCAACTTACTACTATGTATAAGTCACTTCAAGCCTTACAAGGTGCTGTTGGTAGAGCATTAAAAGTTGTACCAGGCGAACAAAATCCAGATATACAAAAATTCAAAGCAGGCATGAAAGAAGGCTTTGGTGATAACGCCACAGCAACTCAGGCTTTAAGGCTTATGGTTGGTTCTCAAAATTTTGCTAAGGCAAAAAGAGCTTTAGAAATGGCAAGAGATGGTAAAAGTGTACCAGCAAACTTTGTATCAGGATTAATACCTTTATTAGATTTATTAAACAATGTAATGTCAGGTAGTATTGCTAACACTAGAATTTTACAACAGTTAGACAAGAGAGCAAAGCAAAAATTAAATATTGCTGACTCAGTTAAAGAAGGTGTAAATGATGTAGATAAAATCCATCAACTTACAGACGAGCTTTATAGAGAACTAGTTGATTTTAACAATGAAGAATATGACGAGAACGTAGAAGAGCTTGTTGGACACCTAGCAGAATTTAAAGCAAGACTTGAAGGTGACACAGGATCATTTTCTGAAGGCTCTGTTAAAGAAGCCGGCGGTAACATGGAAGGCTACTTAAACACAATTGATGAGTATGTAGAAATGTTATTTAAAAGTGCTAAAGATAAAAGAGATACTGAAATAGCATATAGAATTCAAAATGCTGTTGATGATATAAGGACTAGAGAACTTGGATTAAAGCCAAGTTTAATTAGAGCAAAATATAACACAGCAGAAGCTGTTCAAAAAAAAAGACTAGTTGATACTGGTTTAGATCTCGAAGAAGGCCCAAACGATAAACATATTTTCAAAGCGATTTTTATGGCGGGCGGACCAGGTTCTGGTAAATCATTTGTAGCACAAAAAGTATTAAAACAATTTGGATTAAAAGTAATTGATTCAGATAAAATGTTTGAATACTTAATGTCAAAGAAGGGTATGGATGTTAACGACCCAGAACAAATTTATAGCCCAGACGGTCAAGCAACAAGAGACAAAGCTAAAGCTCAAACAGCCAAACAAAAACATTGGTGGTTAGACGGAAAACTAGGTGTAGTAATTGACGGCACTGGCCGAGACGTAGAAAAAACAGCAAAGTTAAGACAAGAAATGATTGATCAAGGTTACGGTACAATGATGTTATATGTTAATACTAAATTAGCAGTAGCACAACAACGAAACTTAGATAGACCTGGTAGAACAATTAGACCCGAAGAAGTAGAAAAGATGTGGCGAAGAGTACAAGAAAATATTATGAAGTTTCAGCAAGTATTTGGTGCTGAAAGATTTCTTGTTATTGATAATTCAGGCGGACTTGAAGATCCAGAAAGAGCAGAAGCTTTTAAAAATGTTGAATCAAACATTAGAAAGTTTTTAAACCAAGAGCCACGTAATAAGATTGCTCAAAAATGGTTAGCTCAATATAAAAAGTAAATGTTTATTAAAATATCACCTATGGTTAGGGTGTGGCTATCTGCCAAGGAAGAAGCAATATTAGAAGCTATAGAAAATGCTCCAGAACAGCAGATGTTACGATCTAATATAAAACAAGAAGAGTACCACCTAATTACCCTTTTGGTAAGTAAAAGTGTATTGTGGCGTAAGAAGCTCACAGATGATGTACTCTATGGCAAAAAACCAAATCTTAGACGCTAAATTTCCAATAATCACAAAGGGTGAAAGATTTACCCGTGTGAATGATTCTGTAATATTTCAGATAAAAGGTGGATTATGGCGTTATAAACGTGAAGGAATAAAGATTGAATTTTATTCTAGACTAGGTGCTGTAGGGTATGCTGTAGCTTATTATATGAATGAACACCCCGATCAATTCAAGGTTTTAGACGATAAATTAGCTAAACATAAGAATGATTGTATGTTTCATAAGCATCATTTGAAAGAGGCGTATAAAACCCACAATGAAGAAGCTATAATACTGTACGAAACACTACTAGAACAGAGTTTACACCGTGCTGATACAGTATTAAATGAATTAAAGGAATTGTCAAAAGCAATCCAACTTGCATAAATACATTATATAAAATTAAAGGGCTAAAATTATGAAATTGGGCGAAATAGAAAAAAGAGTAACAAGTTCGAAAGTGAACCAACAACTCAAAAAAACATTTAATCATGAAATAGATTTTAATAAGCTAACACCATCGTTGGCTTTAGACGTTCTAGAAGCAACTAGAAACGATATTAATACATTTAAACTCAAAGGTGAAAACTCAAATACTAATCCCAAGTATTTGAATGCTGTCTTGACTATAGAAGCATTGGAAAAATGGCTCACTGAGAAAAAAATGCCCACAATGAAACAAGAAGCAAAATTGACTCCTGTTAAAGGAAGTTTAACAGAAGGTGAAATGGAGTCAGCTGAATTAGTATTAGCCGCTAAAGATATGGTTGACCAATTACAAAAAATGCAAGAGCAATTAGGCGAACTAATGAATGAAAACCTTCCACCATTAGTAGATGCTATTAGAGATGAAATGGGTCAAGATAAAGCAGACTCATTCTCAAATGCGGCCAAAGGCACTTTAGAAACAGCTTTAGGTTCAATTGAATCAGCACGTTCAGGTATGGACGGTGCTAGTAGAGTTTTAACTGGCGAAGAGTCAGGTATAGACTTAGGTGCTGAACCAGAAGGTTCAGACTCTATGGAACCAGCTGGTGATTTAGATTTAGATGCTGTTGCTGACTTAGATGCTGAAGAGCCTAAAATGGACTTAGACAGCGAAGAAGGTGGAACTGAAGGCGAGCCAGGATTAGACAGAGAGGAACGCTAGAATGCTACTCTCTGAGTTTGCCCCTACCAAACTTTCAACTTTACTAACATTTTTAGCTAATCGCCTATCAGGTGATAATAAAGAAATGCCTATGAGTGCTGTTATTAGTACAGCACAAAGAATGGGAATACCTTTAAGCTATCCTGCTCTTAAAAAAGCATACGACGACAATCCAGAACTACAAAATCTTATTGCTGATATTAGCCAAGACAGTATTATATTAAAAAGTCCGGACGACATCGATCAAGATTCAATTGAAGATGAAGATCCAAAAATAGATCCTGATCAAAAAGTAGATCAAATGGCTAAACGAGCTCTTAACAAAAGATCATCATAAAACACTTGACATTGGTATATTATTCTGTTATAATGAATGATAGACAGTAAAGGTATGACCAAGTGATTACAAAAGAATACGATTATAAACAATTAAAACGGGTAACAACAGAACATAAACGTCTGTATACAACACCTGAAGGTAAAGCTGTACCTAGTGTTACTACTATACTTGACAAAACTAAAAGCGAAGAAAAGAAACAAGCTCTAGCAAATTGGAAAAAGAGGGTAGGAAAAGAACAAGCACAGCAAATTACAACCGAAGCGGCCAGCAGAGGTACTAGAATGCACAAGTACTTAGAAGATTATTGTACTGATGATGTTTTAGCTACACCTGGGTCAAATCCATATAGTCAACAAGCAAATAAAATGGCACAGATTATTGTCGACAATGGTATGGTTAATATGGATGTATGTTGGGGGACAGAAGTTCCTTTATATTTTCCAGAACTATATGCTGGAACTACAGATTGTGTAGGTGTATATAACGGACAACCTAGCATTATTGATTTTAAACAGACTAATAAACCTAAAAAAGATGAATGGGTAGATGATTATAAACTTCAATTATGTGCTTATGCCCATGCCCACAACGAAGTATATGGCACTAACATAGAACAAGGTGTTATTTTAATGTGTAGCAAAGACTTCGAATTCCAGACTTGGACCTTAAAAGGCGAAGAATTTAAGCTATTCTCTGAACATTGGTGGAACAGAGTAGAATCATACTATCGTCTTATAGCATAAATACTTCTATACAAGGAGTTTAAAAATGGCTGTCGTTCAAATATCAAGAATCCAACACAGAAGGGGTAAATCTGATGATTTACCACAATTAGCATCAGCTGAATTAGGTTGGAGCATTAATAATAGGAAATTGTACATCGGTAACGGTTCTACAGTAGAGGGAGCCCCTACAGTAGGTAATACTGAAATTTTAACAGAACATAGTAATATTTTAGGCGGATCTAATAGTTATACATACACAGGCGACAGAGCAGGTTACACAGCATCTGGTACTTCAGCAAGACAGCTACAAAGAAAGCTAGATGAATCAGTTAGTGTATTAGACTTTGGTGCTAAAGGCGACGGATCTACTGATGATACTATAGCTATTAATACAGCTTTATATCAACTTTATTGTGTACAAGATACAGATCCATTAGCAAGAAAAACTTTATACTTTCCAGCAGGAACGTATGTAGTTAACACAGATTCAGTTAGAGTTCCTCCTTATGCTCACATAATTGGTGACGGACAAGAAAAAACTTTTATTAAAAATACAAAAGAAAGTACGCCTGTTTTAAGAACAGCAGATAGTGATCAAAATACATCATCAAGTATTGGTACAGGTACAGCAATTACTCCGAGATACATTACAATAGAAGGAATGACATTATGGCAATCAGTAGATGAAGATTGTGCTGTAATAGAACAATGTAATGAAGTAAGATGTAATGATGTAGGATTTAAAGGAAGACTATCAGCAGGTCCATCAGCTATTGGTAATAAAAAAGCTGGTGTTAAAATTGACCAAACAGCAACTCACACAGCAAGTCATATTGTTTTTGACGGTTGTGATTTTAACTTTATTGAAGTTGGTGTAATAAGTGATGCAAAATTTAAAAATGTAATATTTGATAAGTGTTCTTTTGCTTATACATATGAAGCATTTAGAATTGGCGAAAATTTAAGTTCAGGTAATGCTACTGGATTAAGAATACAGAATTCACATTTTGATAAAATAACAGGTAGAGCTGTTTATCTTTTTAACGGTAAAGGTTGTACATCATCTTTTAATACATATAGAGATTGTGCTACAAATTTAGCTGGAGCAGGTAACCCTGTTGCTCCTGTTGTTGAATGGAGTCAAGATGGTAATGGAAACTTTGGCGACTGGTTTGATAGAAACGACACAGACGCTTCAACTTTTCCTAGGGTTGAACATAATGGTAAAGAAATTTATACTACCTTAGCTGACAACTATGTTGGTTACGGATATCATAAAACTTACCCAGGTAAGAAACTCACTCTTACTGATAACCAAAGTTCTGCTACTACTACAGGTTTAACTTTTAGTAGAACAACAGAACAAAATTTACAAATTTCATATTCGATTAGTAGAAATTCAAGAGTTAGAACAGGACAACTTTTAATAACAAATACAGGTGCTGAAAGTAGTATAGCAGATGAGTTTATTGAAGAAGCAGATGTTGGTGTAACTTTTACCATTGATCGAAGTGGCGGAACGACTACACTAAAGTATCAGACGAATAACCAAAGTGCTGATGCTTACTTTTACTACAAAATTGACAAATATTATTAATTAAAAATGTTCGACTTATCATATCAGGATAAGATTCGTGCTTGGCGGACTTTTCGTCTTGACGTATCTTGGCTAGACAGAGAAGAAATCTTAGTAGAAACAGCTAAATTATGGGCCAAGGCTCCGATAGCTATGCCTCATCTGGCTTTTGACTTACCTAGAACTTGGCCTCAACCTTGGGAATTGATTAGTTGGGACCGTTGGGACGAAGTTGGAATTAATCTTGGAATTTATTATACACTTTTTTTGACAAATAGATTTGACAAACGGGACCTAGATGTAGTAATATATAACAATAAAGAAAGTTCGACGTTGACCCCAACTGTAGATGTCTACAGCAAATATACTCTTAATTGGAGTTATGGACAGGTTGTAAATACTTCTATAGTAGAGGAGACCAGCAATAGAAGTTGGCGTTACAATTATGTTGAACTTAGAACTGAAACATACTTATAATAGGGAAACCGGAAAAGAAGATAGATTTATTATGCCTGCTCAAACAACTCAAATTCAAATAGCAAAACGTGACGGAAGAAAAGAAACACTAGACTTAGAAAAAATGCACAAGGTTGTATTTTATGCTTGTAAAGATTTAAAAAATGTATCAGCAAGCCAAGTAGAAATTAACAGTCATTTAAGTTTTTACAATGGTATTACTAGTGAAGAAATTCAAGAAACATTAATTAAAAGTTCAGCAAATTTAATTTCAGAAGATTCGCCAAATTATCAATACGTCGGTGGACGTTTGATTAACTACCATCTTAGAAAAATGGTATACGGTCAATTTGAACCTTGGCACATTTTAGATTTAATTAAAAAGAACGTTAAAGAAGAATACTACGATCCAGAATTATTAGAAACATATACAGAACAAGAGTGGAATCAAATTAACGGCTTTATAAAACATAGCCGAGATGAAAACTTAACTTATGCCGCAATGGAACAATTTAGAGGAAAGTATCTAGTACAAAATAGAGTTACTGGAGAACTTAAAGAAACACCTCAAGTTTGTTATATGTTAATCGCGGCTACATTGTTTTCAAGTTATCCACAAGAAACAAGATTACGTTGGGTAAAAGAATATTATGATGCTATTAGCAATTTTGATATTAGTTTACCAACCCCAGTTATGGCAGGAGTTAGAACACCACAAAGACAGTTTAGTTCCTGTGTACTAATTGAAACAGATGATAGTTTAGACTCGATTAATGCTACAACAAGTTCTATTGTTAAGTACGTTAGTCAAAAAGCAGGCATTGGGATTGGCGCAGGTTCTATTCGTGCTTTAGGGTCACCTATTAGAAAGGGCGATGCTTATCACACAGGCGTTGTACCTTTCTATAAAATGTTTCAAGCGGCGACTAGAAGCTGTTCACAAGGTGGTGTTAGGAACGGCGCCGCAACTCTTTATTATCCAATTTGGCATTACGAAGTAGAAGATTTATTAGTGCTAAAAAACAACAAAGGTACAGAAGATAATCGTGTACGACATATGGACTATGGCGTACAGTTTAATAAGTTAATGTATGAACGCTTAATTGCTGGTCAAGACATTACACTTTTCAGCCCACACGATGTACCGGGCCTGTATGAATCATTTTTTGAAGACCAAGACAAATTTAAAGAGCTTTATGAAAAAGCCGAAAGGTCAAATAAACTTCGCAAGAAGTCTATTCCCGCTTCTAAGTTATTCGCGGCCTTTATGGAAGAACGTAAAAACACAGGCAGAATCTACTTAATGAATGTAGATAATGCTAATGATCACGGAGCATTTAAGAAAGACCTTGCTCCTGTAAGACAAAGTAATTTATGTTGTGAAATTAACCTACCTACAAAACCTTTAACAAGTTTTGATGATCCGGAAGGTGAAATTGCTTTGTGTACACTTTCGGCAATTAACTGGGGTAACATAAAGGACCCAAGAGATTTTAACAAACCATGTGAGTTAGCAGTAAGAGGATTAGATGCTTTATTAACGTATCAAAATTATCCTGTTAAGGCGGCAGAAATGTCTACTATGAAAAGACGTCCATTAGGAGTAGGAATTATTAACCTTGCTTATTGGATGGCTAAAAATAATATGACATACAGCGACCCAGATTTAGATTTAATTGATCGTTGGGCAGAAGCATGGAGTTACTACTTAATTAAAGCAAGTGCTGACCTGGCCTATGAAAAAGGTGCTTGTTCAGGCAGTAACGAAACAAAATACGGTGATGGTATTTTACCAATTGACACATATAAAAAAGAAGTAGACGAGTTAGTGCCACATAAAGAAAGAATGGCATGGACAAGTTTAAGGAAACAGTTACAAGCTACAGGTATTCGTAATTCAACATTGATGGCTTTAATGCCAGCAGAAACGTCAGCACAAATATCTAACTCAACTAACGGTATAGAACCGCCTAGAAGTTTAGTAAGTGTTAAACAAAGTAAGCATGGTGTATTAAAACAAGTAGTACCTGGAATTCATCAACTAAAGAACAAGTATGAATTGTTATGGGATCAAAAAAGTCCAGAAGGTTATATTAAAATTATGGCAGTATTACAAAAATACATCGATCAAGGTATAAGTGTTAATACAAGTTACAATCCTACTTTCTACGAAGATGAAAAAATTCCTATGAGTACAATGCTTGGACATCTTTTAACTTTTTACAAGTATGGCGGTAAGCAGTTATATTATTTTAATACATATGACGGTGCTGGTGAAATAGAAATTAAAGAAATAGTAAGCCAAGCTGAAGAAGTAACTAATCAACTTGCTCGAGGTGACTTTGCTAGTGACCAAGAGTATGATGATTATTGTGAATCCTGTACAATTTAAATAGCAGTAAACATGGAAAGTTTAGAGCAATTCAAGTCTACGGACCTTTACCAAAGGATGATTAGTCATTTTGATTATGTTGTCGAAGACATGGCAACAGAAGATGGAGTGTTCTTTAATGAAACAAGAAGACAAGGCCTTATTAGTTGGACTTCACTAGATATATTTTATAGGATTTGGTTAGTACAACAAGCTAGTAAAGGACAAAAGATTTTAGACTTTGGAGCAGGCCCTAATCTACTTTCTAAATGGTTTGACATATATGCTGTGGATAAAGATGTATGGAAAGAGCCATCTGTGCTATGTGATTACACAGGAGACTTTAGGCAGTTTAAATCTTTTGAAAGATTTGGTGGAGGAATAGCAATTTGTTCTTTACATTACTGGACAAAAGATGTTATAATAGAGTTAATGGGTAGGATGATGGACCATATTGTAGAGGAACCAGGTCGTAGGTTGTTTTGTACGTTTAATACTAGCAGACTAAAGGAACCTGTTTCTCACGATGTATTGGCTGAGCAGATAAGTAATTACTGTTCACAAAAAAACTGGAAAGTTATATACACATTTGCTCGTGAACCTAAAGGATTCTACGGGTACGATGGAAATGTACAGATAATGGCAGAGAGAGAATGAAACAGAAAACAGTATTTCAAACAAACAACAAAAAGAATCACGCTGAAAAGTTAGCTTTTTTAGACCCTACAGGCGGCGTTGATATTCAACGATACGATACAATGAAGTATCGTCAATTTGACAAGCTAACAGATAAACAGTTAGGTTTCTTTTGGAGGCCTGAAGAAGTAGATATCTTAAAAGATGCTAAAGATTTTAAAGAACTTACAGATTGGGAACGCCATATTTTTACAAGTAATCTTAAAAGACAAATTCTTTTAGATAGTGTACAAGGAAGAGCACCAGCAGAAGCATTTGGTCCTATTGTTAGTTTACCAGAATTAGAAAATTGGATTATTACTTGGACATTCAGTGAAACAATTCATTCACGAAGTTATACACATATTATTCGTAACGTATATTCTAACCCAAGCATTGTATTTGATGAGATGTTAGATATTAGAGAAATTGTTGATTGTGCTGATAGTATTACTGTAGCATATGACGATTTAATTCAGCAGTCTAAAATATTTGAATTACTTGGACCTGGAACACATACAATTAATGGTAAAAAGTATACTATTACACCATATGAACTCAAGAAGCTACTATGGAAGTCGCTAATGAGTGTAAATATATTAGAAGGCGTTCGTTTTTACGTTTCGTTTGCTTGTAGTTGGGCATTTGCTGAACTTAAGAAAATGGAAGGTAATGCTAAAATTATTAAGTTTATTGCTAGGGATGAAAACGTTCATTTAGCAAGTACTCAGACGCTTTTAAAGTTACTACCAAATGACGATCCAGATTTTAAAAAGATTAAAAAAGAAACAGAAGAAGAATGTATTGATATGTTCATGGATGCTGTAAAGCAAGAAAAAGCCTGGGCAGATTATTTGTTTAAAGATGGATCAATGATTGGTTTGAATGCTGATTTACTTCATCAGTATGTAGATTGGATTGCTCATAAAAGAATTATGGCGGCAGGTTTACCTAGTCCAATTAAAGTAGATTCTTCAAACCCGTTACCATGGACAGAAAAATGGATAGCAGGTAGTGACGTACAAGTAGCACCACAAGAAACTGAAATCAGTTCTTATGTAATTGGTGGAACAAAACAAGATGTAACTGAAGAAACATTTAGTGGATTCAAGTTATAGGAGTTAAAATGATAACAGTATATACAAAAAATATTTGTCCTTATTGTGTAAAAGCTAAAAACTATTTAGAAAGCAAAGGGATAGAATACGAAACAGTTAACATAGAAGAAAACAGAGAAGAAAGAAATTGGTTAATGGACAATGGATTTAGATCTGTTCCACAAATTTTTGTTAACAAAAAACTTTTAGTCGAAGGCGGTGCTAACGAACTAATAAGAATGTCTAAAGAAGAAATACTCAATAAACAACAGAAACTAATCGAGGAAACAGATGCTGGTACAGAGCCAATTTAAAGAAAACGAAATAATTTGTTTTAGAATTACTACAGGTGAAGAAATTGTAGCAAAGCTAAAAGAAGAAGACGATAAAACATACAAAGTTACAAAACCATTAGCATTAGTTAATGGGCCAAAAGGTGTTGTCATGGTGCCTGCTATGGTTACTGTAGATAAAGATACTGAAATTACTTACAATAAGTCAGCTATTATTTCTACTAGTAAACCTAATAAAGCAGTAGAAGGAAGTTATGTAGAAAATACTAGCGGACTTGTAATGGCAAAGGCCAACGACGCTAAAATTAAAGTATAACATACATTGTCTAAAATAGCAGTAAATTCTTGGGACGAGTTCCAACCTCTTAAAACCGTAATGGTTGGAAGTGTGTTTGAAGATGAGTTCCTTGCCCCTATTAAGAATAAAACTATCAAAGAGGGCTTAGGTAAAATATTACGAGAAACACGTGAAGATATAGAATATTTTAAAGAAACACTATTAACTCATGGTATTGATGTAATACAGCTTACACCAAAAGAATTAGGCTATCAAGATAGCATTTTAGACTATGCTGACTGGCAAACAGGTGAAATAGGTGTTAGTAGCCCTTTAGAACACTTTCCTGAAGCTAGTAACTTTGGACAAAACCATTCAAACATACGATTATCACGTGATTCTAGTACAGGAATACCACAACCACCATTAGCTATTAGAGATGACGCTCTTGTAATGGGTGATAAAATACTAATTACACAGGCACACGTTTACAGTACTAACTTGTCAGCTATAAAGTATAAAGAAATGTTTGGTGAAGATGCTATTGATAATAGCATATATGAGAAAGATATAGAATTTAAACGTAGTGTAAAAAATATTCAAAGCTGGGCAGATAGACATAAGTTAAACATTGATCCAGAAGATATTGAGGCACTAGAAAAAATGAGAACAGAGCAACCACTTAATGGTTGGTGTGCTCCAAACTTAACAAGATTAGGAAATAAAGTTTTAGTAGATGTGTGGCAAACACCAGAAGTAGTAGAAGAATTTTTAGAGCCTAACTACAAAAACTTTGACTTCCATAAAATTTTTATAGGCGGACATAACGATAGTGTGTTTAGTGTAGTTCGTCCTGGATTGGTAATTGCTACTCCTTGGTTCAAACCATATGCTGACATTTTTAAAGGTTGGGATATTATTTGGTTTGATCAACCTAGCTGGACAAAAGAAGTAGATACAGCAATTAAATTAAGACATAATAACCAAGGTTGTTATTGGTCACCTGAAGTAAATGAAAATCCACAGTTAGAAAGTTTTATTAATCAATGGTTAGACAATTGGCACGGACAAGTTGACGAAACTATTTTCGATGTTAATGTTTTAGTCATTGATGATAAGCACGTTGTCATTAATAGTGACGACAAAAATCTTAGAAGCCAACTTGAACAAAGAGGAATTACTCCAATTTTTGTTCCACTAAGGCATCGTTTCTTTTGGGACGGTGGTTGGCATTGTAACACATTAGATATCCACAGGCAAGGGAACCAGACAGATTACAATTTGTAATCTTTTGTAATATTGGGCAAAAAATCTAAAATAAGAGTTGACAATTACTTTTTGTTATGTTATAAATATAGTCGTAACGTTGAAGCAAATTCAACTCTATTCAGGACCCCGGGGCGGTACCGGGCGGCTCCACCAAAAACTTCGTTCACTCAAGACACATGGTCTGAGATGGGTGTGACTTGAGGGGCCGAACTAGGATCGACTGGTAGGTATTAGATTTAGTGGAGTTACCGGTAGGCGATGACCGTAAATCAAGCAACCTTATAAACGCAAACGATAATTTTGCTAATGAGGATTTTGCCTTAGCGGCATAATCACTCGGGGTTTAGAAGAGCCTGGCAACAGAATTCTTTAGTGGGTGTCCCTTTAGTTAGGGGCACCTATGATACTATAGTAAGAAAACAATATTGTTTTATTTTAAAGGAAAAACATATGAAAAAACTACTAATAGCCACAACAGCTCTTTTCATGACATTTTTCGTCACGACAGCATCAGCTGATATGAACGTATACGGTTCATTAAACTATATGATGTCTAACGATGATAATGCTTCTGGAGAGTCTGTGTTAAAGGCACAAAACAACGGATCTAAGATTGGTGTTGATTTCTCTGAAACTTTAGGTGAAGGTGAAACTGGCATTACTGGATTTGGTAAACTAGAAGTTGGCATCGATGCTGACGATTCGGGATCTGATACATTTGATTCTAGACTTGCTTATGTAGGTGTGGACTTAGATGGCTTAGGTGCTGTATCTGGCGGACGTCAAGAGAACCCAGGAGCAGGTGTTAGTAAAACAAACATATTTAACGTATACGGTGGCAATGCTGTATTTAAATATGCTGACAGAACATCTAACACAGTAAAATACTCTAATTCAATTGGCCCAGTTTCTGTAGATGCTATGGCAATGATTGATGGAGCGACTGGAAAAGATGGCTTAGATGTTACTGACATCTCAGCATCAATGGACTTAGGTCCAGTAGCAGTAGCTGGCGGTTTGATTGACGATAAAGTCAATAACGTTAAATACCAAATTGCTTCAGCAGGTGTAGACGTTGCTGGTATTTCTTTAGCGGGTACTTACTCACTAAAAGATACTACAACAACTGACCTAACTGGTATGGAGTATTCAGCATCTAAAGTAATCGGCGATTCAACTTTGATGGTTAGCTTACAAGATAAAGAAGGAACAGCAAATTATATGACTTACGGTGTAAGCCATAATTTCTCAAGTTCTTTAACTGGATATGCTGAGTATCAATCAACTGATAACGATACTGGTGTAGATACTACACAAATGGCAATGGGAATGAAATTTTCATTCTAATCCATTAGAATAATTTAAGGTAGGCTTCATTAATTTGTTGCCTGCCTTTTTTTATGGCTAATTAATAGTATGTTAGCTAACTTTCAATTTAAAGCAGGAATGGGTGGACACTTCTTTTTACGTCTGCTTGTTTACCGTTGGGGATATGGTCCAATGCCTAGGGCTAACAGCTATTGGAATGAATATCACTTTCCAATAGAACTATGGCATTTAGAAAAATTCTATCGACTTCAAATCGATTTACCATACGGCGAAGAATGGTTTGATTGGGAAACAGGAAGAGGTTTTGAATACGATCCTGCTGTATTAGAAAAATATTTAGAAACATTTGAAATAAAAAACAAAGAAAATTTGTTTATGTTAGACCATGCTGTTTGGCCAGGTCTAAAAGAATCCTTTCAAAAAGTAAAAGGAATTGAATGCCCAAACATTTCTATCACAACAAAAATTTTTGATACGGCAGTTTCCTGTAGAATCCTTAGAGATATAAAAAGTCAATGTAAAGATTTTTATAATTTAAGAAGCCCAGCAAACAATCATTTAAGAGAAAAAGAAATTTGGTTTGCTGAAGGTCCAGGATTAAGAGAAATGGAAATTCATCCAGTTGAATATAGTTTAGAAGAAAATTCAGCATTACAAAAAAGTATTGAATTAGAATATGCTCATGCTGATATGGTTTTAGATTATGATAAGTTAATAGCTGGTGACATTTCAGCATTTCAACAATTAGATGATTACTATAAACTTAAACCAGCAGTAGAAGATCAAAATATTATTACTTTAATAAATTTTTATAATAGAGATAACGATCGATTGATAAAAGAATTACTTGGTAAAACATAATGGAAAACTGTTTTCATAATTGGGGTGAACTTAAAACTGTACTACTAGGAGACGTATTACCGTCAAGTGTATACGAAGGTTTGTCGCCTAGTGTTAAAAATTGTTTAACTCAAATAACTGAAGAAACTCAAGAAGACTTACATAATATGGCTTCTGTAATGGAAGAATATGATATTAAAGTTTTACGTCCTGATGTTAACAATTATATGAAAAAACAAAACTTTACGTTAGCAGAAGAAACTATAGCAGAACGTAAAAAGTTACCAGGTCAACCTTTTGCTGTTCGTAACCATTTATTACGTTGGCACGATAAAATATTTGTTGGAGCCAATTGGGCTTGGGAAGATTATGCTGAAGAAGTTTTAAAACCTTGGAAAGATGATGTTATAATTTTTGATTATTTCTGTGCTAGTGATATATTTAGATTAGGTAAAGATTTAATCATTGATACAGAAAATAAAGATAACATACCTTTTGTAGAATGGCTTAGAAAGTATAAAAAGCTACACGGCTTAGATGTAAACATACATACAGCTGGTATGGGCAGTCATAGTGATAGTAGTGTATGTCCTGTTAAACCTGGAATGCTTTTAACACGATTTGAGATAGATCATTATTCAGATACTTTTGCTGGTTGGGAAATAGACAAATTACCTCATTACATACCAAGCGACTTAGATAGATATCACCGACTATGGGAAGATTTTAGTTTTAAACTAACCCACGAACCTGAACAAGAAGCAGTAGACTTTATTCAAACATATCTTAAACATTGGATAGGATATAGCGAGGAAACTACATTTGAAGTTAATATGCTACACTTAAACCCTGAAACAGTTATTACTAGCCATGCTAACAATAGTGTCACAAAAATGTTAAATAACAATGGTGTTGAAGTAATACATTGTCCTTTAAGACACAAATATTTTTGGGACGGAGGAAGTCATTGTGTTACTTTTGATATAGATAGGGTAAGTGAAGCTGAAGACTTATTCGGTCATACCACCGATATAGACTTCGGCGACTTATGGAAGGAATAACTTATGTACGAATATAGAGCAAAGGTGATCAAAGTAATAGATGGTGATACAGTAGATGTAGACATTGACTTAGGTTTTGGTATTTCATTAAACAATGAACGTGTTAGAATTATGGGTATTGATACACCTGAATCAAGAACAAGAGATAAAGTAGAAAAGAAATTTGGACTAGCATCAAAGGCCAGACTTAAAGAACTACTAGGCAAAACTACAGTTCTAAAAACTCAAATTAATAAAAAAGGCGAGGATATGAAAGGTAAGTTTGGTAGAGTTCTAGGAGACTTTGTTACTGAAAATGGTAAAATGGTTACTGAGATAATGATTAAAGAAGGACATTGTGTTCCGTATTTTGGTGGTTCAAAAGAAGACGTTCAAGCACAGCATATGAAGAACAGAAAGCGTCTAATTAAAGAAGGAAAAGTAGTAATTTAGAGATCTTGCTGAAAACCAGCAAAAATACTTTAAAAAATCAAGCAAAATCAAGCAAAAATAGAAGGCTCAAATCAGAAAATTTGGTTGACAAAATCGCCAAAATGTAGTATTATATTACTATAAAATGAAAAGGAGCAAACTAATGAAAAAGATGTTTTTAGCGATGGTTTTGGTTTTTACTTCAACCTCAGCAATAGCAACAACAGGAGCAGAATTAACTAGTCAGGCCAAGCATATTTTGTGGCAAACACTAGAAACAGAAAATGTTCCTAAAAAATTTCACCCAGAAGTAATGTGTTTAGCAGAAAACATTTACTTTGAAGCAAGAGCAGAAAGTTTTTCAGGTAAAGCGGCCGTAGGTAATGTTACTAGAAATAGAGTAAAAGATTCTAGATGGCCTAATTCATATTGTAATGTTGTTACAGAAGGTCCTGTTAGAGAAAGCTGGAAAACAAAACAACACACAGATTTAAAAGATTCAGAAAGAATTTATTACCCTAGAAAGCACAGATGTCAATTTAGTTGGTACTGTGATGGACAGAAAGATGTTATATGGGCAAACTACGAAAAAACTGGTCAAACTATTAAAGGTAATGCTAGAGCATGGAGAGAATCAGTAGAAGTAGCAATATACATTTTAGAAGTAGGCACAATGTCAATAAAAGATAATACAAATGGTGCTGTCTATTATTATGCTCATAACTTGGTATATCCTAATTGGGCAGATACTAAAACATTTCTTGGTACACTAGGTAATCATACGTTCATGAAATAAGATAAGTAAGTTTATGTTAATAAACGAAGTAACAAAACCCGAACAAGTAGAATTGGGTCCTTTGGCTAGAGAAATCCGAGGAACCCAATCTTTGTCTACGATAGCTGGTCTTGTTAAAAAACACTTTCCAATGACGAACATTCAAATTCACAAGAAGCCTGACCTTGAATCAGGTTCTATGAACATTGGTGCTCATTACGATCCTGATGCTGACGAGGAAGGCGGAATTCCAATCCACATTGATCTTTTCTTTAGTGATAAAGACAATGACGAGTTAGAATGGACCAAACAGGGCAGGAAGTTCTTTTTATATAAATTAAAAGATGTAATGAAGCATGAGTTATTACATATGAATCAACACAGAGCTAGAGATTTTCATCCAGGCCGAGACGGATATGATGACAGGAGTTTAGAGTACGAATATATGTCCCGTCCTGATGAAATTGAAGCTTATGCTATGAACATAGCAGACGAACTAACAAGGCACGTCGGAAAAAAAGACGCCCTTACTTTATTAAGAATGGCAAAGAAAACAGCTCAATTTAAAACAGAAATTGGACATTATCTAAGTCCAGACTTATTAGCCTATTTTGCTCTCTTTAACTATGATTCCTCTCATCCAGTTATTAAGAGACTATTGAAAAAAATCTATATATATTTAAAGCGATAAACCGAAAAAAAGGTTGACTTTCGCCTAGTACTTCTAGTATAATACAATTATGAATAACAGCATTCAAGATAGTGTAGTTTCCCTCCTTCCTCCTCGTCGTAAGACTACACCATCAGGCTGGACAAGTTTTGATGCTCCGTGTTGTATTCATAATGGCGAAAGCCAAGATAGACGTGGTAGGGGCGGTGTTATTACACAAGGAGATGGCACCGTTTCCTACCATTGTTTTAATTGTAACTATAAAACAGGTTGGAAACCCGGAGGGCATCTTGGATACAAGATGAGAAAGCTATTAGGTTGGCTAGGTGCTAATGATGGGGAAATACAAAGACTAGTTATTGAGGCAGTTAGAATTAGAGATGAAGTTGGTGTAGCAGAAGAATACAAGCCAGAAGAAGAAATAGACTTTGATGCTCACCCATTACCTGATGGTAGTTTAGAGTTACCACATTGGCAAGATCGGTTAAATCAAGAAGACATAGAGCCGTTTACTGAATGTTGTAAATACTTGTTAGACAGAGACCCTAACTATGATTGGCCAACGTATTGGTCAAATTCAAAACCTATGAAGCATAGGGTAATTGTACCTTTCTTTTGGAAAGGCGAAGTAGTCGGATATGCCGCCAGAGCAGTAGTTGATAATATTAAGCCAAAATATATGTCACATAGGCCGGCAGGATATGTTTTCAATTCCGATAGACAAACCGATGATAGAGAGTGTATAATAGTAGTTGAAGGTGTGTTTGATGCCGTTGCTATTGACGGTGTTGGAACGTTAGGTAACAATATTAATGAAACCCAAGCTGATATTATTGACAGTATTGGTAAAGAAGTTATTTGTGTTCCAGATAGAGATCAAGCAGGAGAACAAATGATTGATAGTGCTATTGAATATGGTTGGTCAGTTAGCTTTCCAGATTGGCATGAAGATGTTAAAGACGTAAGTGATGCCGTATTAAAATATGGAAAACTATTTACAATTAAAAGTATCATTGAAGCAAAGCAAAGTAATAAACTAAAGATACAATTAGCAAGGAAGAAACTTGGAAACTGAACAAAATAAAATAACTGAGTATACTGTAGAACTTCAAAAATTATTTTTGGAGATGATGGTTAATGACGCTCAAAGTTATGTTAGAGTACAGAATATTTTTAATCCAGAAAACTTTGATAGAAGTTTAAGGAAGGCGGCCGATTTTATTTTTGATCATGCTGAAAAACAAAGCACAATGCCTACACTTGAACAGGTAAATGCTTTTGCTAATACAAGTTTAAAAGCAACACCAGAATTACAAGATGGACATTACAGTTGGTTCTTTGAGGAGTTTGAAAATTTTACAAGACGACAAGAATTAGAAAGAGCAATTTTAAAAAGTGCTGATCATTTAGAAAAAGGCAACTATGCTCCAGTAGAAAAATTAATTAAAGATGCCGTACAAATTAGTTTAACAAGAGACTTAGGTACAAACTACTTTGAAGATCCAAAAGGTAGATTGTTAGCATTAAAAGATAATAATGGACAAGTAAGCACAGGCTGGCCAACATTAGATAGAAAACTATTTGGTGGTATGAGCAAAGGCGAACTTAATATATTTGCTGGTGGTAGTGGATCTGGTAAGAGTTTATTTTTACAGAACATGGCTTGTAATTGGGCATTAGCAGGACTTAATGGTTGTTATATAACTTTAGAATTAAGTGAAAATTTATGTTCTATGAGAATTGACAGTATGCTTACAGAAATTCCAAGTAAAGATGTTTTTAAAGATTTAGATGATTTAGATTTAAAAGTTAAAATGGTAGGTAAGAAAGCAGGTAACTTAAGAATTAAGTATATGCCAGCACAGAGTACAATTAATGACATTAGAGCATATTGTAAAGAACTACAAATTAAAACTGGAAACAAACTAGACTTTATGCTAGTTGATTATTTAGACTTGTTAAGTCCTGTTAGTGTTAAAGTAAGTCCAAATGATCAGTTTATTAAAGACAAGTATGTTAGTGAAGAATTGAGAAATTTATCAAAAGAACTTAATGTAATATTTGTAACGGCTTCTCAATTAAACAGAGGAGCAGTAGAAGAAATAGAATTTGACCATAGCCATATTGCTGGAGGTATTAGTAAAATTAATACAGCAGATAACGTGTTTGGTATTTTTACAAGTAGGGCTATGAGAGAAAGAGGCAAGTATCAAATACAGCTTATGAAAACTAGAAGTAGTTCAGGTGTTGGACAAAAAGTTGAATTAGGATTTGATATTAGCAGTTTAAGAATTACAGATTTAGGCGAAAACTATCAACCTGAATCGACTCCACAAAGTGATGTTATGGACAAACTAAAAACTAGATCAACAGTTAGCACCAGCGAAACAGACGAAGAGCAACCTAAAATCACAGCAGACGTACAGGCTAGTAAGTTAGCTAATATGCTTAAGAACATCTAAATAGGCGGTAAATACAATGATGATATTTGGACTTTTTATTTTACTAGTGGCACTATCAATATCAGGTGTGGCCGCTTACTACTCTATTATAGGCTTGACGGCTATTTTTGCCGCCGCTGTAATACCTATTATCATAATGGGTGGTGTATTAGAAGTAGGTAAAATTGTAACAACAGTCTGGTTACATCAGTACTGGCGATTTGCTCGTGGCTGGATGAAGACATATCTGTCTTTAGCAGTTATTATTCTTATGTTCATTACAAGTATGGGTATCTTTGGATTTTTATCTAAAGCACATATTGAGCAAACATCAGCAAGTGAAGAAACACAATCACAATTAGTAAGAATAGAATCTGAAATAGCACGTTATGAAACTATTATCACTAGGTCAGAAACTAAAATTAATCAAGCAGAAAATAGTGTATCTAATAAAGATGGCGAAATACAAGCAAAAATAGATAAAGAACAAGAACGTATTGATGGTGCTTATGATAGACAACAACCTGCTATTGATGAACAAAACGAAATTATTAACAAAGAACTAGCAAGAGTAAACGAAGCATATACTCGTGTACAACCTGCTATTGATGAACAAAACGAAATAATAGCTAAAGAAGAACAAAAACTAAAAGACCTAGTTAAAACACAAGAAGAAGAATTAGCAGATATTAAAGAAAAATTAAAGGCCGCTGAAACTTGGCAGTCAGAAGGAAAAATTAAAGAACTTCAGGCACTTATTGGTGTAACAGCAGATGGCAAGTTTGGTTATGGTAGTAGAACAGCTCTTAAAAAGTTTAAAGCAGATTTAGAAGCTCGAAAACAAAAACTTGTATTACAAATATCTTATATACAAAGTCAAAACCAAACAAACGAAACAATAACATCAGCTAGGGAAGAAATTAAACGTTTACGTGGACTAGCAGAAGCAGAAGTTACAAACACAGCCGAGAATCCTGTTATAATCGCGGCCAGAGAAGAAATTAAACGTTTAAGAGGATTAGCAGAAGATGAGATTAATAATGCTAATGAACTTATTTCAAGATTAAGAGATCAATTAGGACAAGACACAGGGCAAGACATTGAAGCATTAGTAGATGAATACTATGCTAAAATTAGAGAAGCCAATACTCAAATTGATGTATTGATTGATGAGAAATTTGAGATTGAAAAAGAATTTAGACAATTAGAAGCAGAAGTAGGACCAATCAAGTATATTGCTGAATTTGTTTACGGAGATAATCCAGACCAGTCGGTTTTAGAACAGGCTGTTAGATGGGTGATCATTATTATTGTTATAGTATTTGATCCACTTGCTATTATGTTGGTGTTAGCAGGTGTACAGACAATTGGATGGGCTAGACAGTCGAAAGGCTTAAAACCCTATGAACCAATAACACCACCAACATCACCTAAACCACAAAACTCTAAAGAATTTAAAAAGTTAGAGAAACGAGAGAAGGAACTAGAAATGAAAATACAAGAGCATACTGACCTTCTGTTAAAACTTGAAGCCGAGTTAGACAAATCGATAGCCAATGAAAATTTGACTAAAGAGGAGTTAGATAAACTTCAGACTGCCTATGACGACTTAGGCAATGACAAGAAAGAGTTAGAGATGGAGTTATCCGAACTTCAAAAAAAAAGGATGAAATTAGCGAGTTAACGGCTAAAGCAACAAAAACGATTGCTAAACTTGAACAAACTACTCAAGCACAAGAAGAAGAAATAGAAGAACTGAAAAGTAAAATCAACGAGCTGGAAAATAAAGAACCAGAAATCCAAGAAGTCATTAAAGAAGTAGAAGTTGAAAAAATTGTAGAAGACACTACTGGTATTGACAATCTAAACAAAGACATCATTAAATTACAAACACAAATAGCAAGTAGAGATCAAGCTATAGAACGTATTAGTCAAAAGTACGACCTTGTAGATAAATCTGCGAAAAAGGTAATTGATGATAGTAGAGGTGCTAAAGCAACGTTTGGTGAGAACTTACCAAGTGAACCAGAAAAAGGTCAACTACATACATTAACAGGAACTTACCCACACGAACTTAAAAAGTGGAATGGTAATAAATGGATTGAAGTAGATAAAGATGGAACATCAGCTTACTTAACGGCAGACTATATTAAACATCTTGTAGACCAACTTGCTAAAAATGAGCAAGACGTAGATGATTTAAGTGTTGAAGAAAAAGAAGCAGTATCAAAATATTTAACGAGAAGGGACGTCCTTGGACAATAAATTAACAGTAGTAACAGAACCAGATTATTGGTTTGGCAGACCAGAAAGTGTATTCTTACTTGGTTGTGATAACTGGACAGTAGAACAGTATATCAAAGAATTACCAGGGTTAGGAGATTACAGTTTACACGTCGGTGAACAAGAAAGCAGTTTAGATTGGATTGTTAATACAGCAAGTCGTTCAACTGTAGTCATTGTAAGCAACGAATACGAAAATAAAATTGTTATGGGTTACTTAATGTCTATGCCAAACGTTTGGTGGTGTGACGATATTCACCATGACGCCGACTATGAAAAGTTAAATATTAATAAGTTAACAGTACCTGTTGATTGGCTATTAAAGAAAAGGATGAATAATGACAACAAAGATTGAACAACTTCCGGCTAGCTCTTGTAATTTTTGTGGTAAAGGCAAAGGAGATGTTTATAAAATTGTAGTAGCTAATAGTGTAGGTATATGTGACGAATGTATTTCATTATGTAACAAAGTTCTAAATGATGAGAAATCTAAAGCTGGAGTAAGACAGTTAAAGCCAAAAACAGCTAAAGAAATAAATGATTTCTTGTGTAAGACAATGGTCGGACAAGACAAAGCAAAACGTCATATGGCTGTTGGTGTAGTTAATCACTACAAGCGAATAATGTTTGATGATACTGGTAAAATTGAAAAAAACAATCAGCTAATTATTGGACCAACAGGATCCGGTAAAACGTTTATGGCTAAACAAATTGCCAAGTTTTTAGATGTTCCTATTGTAATTGCTGACGCCACAAGTTTAACAGAAAGTGGTTATGTTGGTGATGACGTAGAAAGCATTATTAGTTCTTTGTTAATGAAAGTTGACTTTAATGTAGCTAGAGCTGAACAAGGTATTATATTTTTAGACGAAATAGATAAAATTGGTCGTAAGTCAGAGAACGTATCTATAACTAGAGATGTATCAGGCGAAGGTGTACAACAAGCATTATTAAAATTAGTAGAAGGAACTAAAGTTAGAGTAGCACCACAAGGTGGTAGAAAACATCCACATCAAGAAATGTTAGAAGTTGATACTAGTAAAATTTTGTTTATTGGTAGTGGAGCATTTGTTGGATTAGATGATGGCCAAAATAACGCCATTGGCTTTAATGGTACTTTGGGTAAAGAAAAGAAATTTATGACAAACGAACTAATCAATTTTGGAATGATCCCAGAGTTTGTAGGTCGTTTTCCAGTAATAGTACAAACAACAGAATTAACAAGATCAGAGCTAAAACAAGTATTAACGGAAGTAGATAACAATCTAATTCACCAAACCCGATTTTATTTTGATTTGGGGGAAGTCGAATTGGAATTTTCGGAAAAAGCTCTTGACAAAATAGTAGATAATGCGTTACAATATAAGGTAGGTGCTAGAGCATTGAAAGGTATTTTAGAAAACACATTATTAGAATACTATTATGAGATAGACCTATTGAAAGGGAAAAAGGTAACAATTAATGAATCAGACGTACAGGAGGTTTAATGTTTGTAGGTAACCGAGGTGGTTTCAACAAAAATAAAAATAGAACTTTTACATCAAGGATAGACGCTTCAGGAAAAGGCGGACTAACTGTAGAGGTTCGTAACAATGATGTTAACAAAGCTCTAAGAAAACTTAAAAAGAAACTTCAAAACGAAGGGACTTTACAAGAAGTTAGAGATCGTCAGTACTTTATAAAGCCTAGTGAGAAAAGAAGACTTGCTAAAAAAGCCGGTAAAAAACGTTGGCTTAAAAAACAACGTGAAATGAATGCCGAGTGGGGACAAGGTGCTGAGGATCGTTTTGCTCGTAAGAAGTAATCGACGTGAGTTCAAGTGTCTACATATCTGGGTGTAGTAACTCACACTATTCATTTTTTAATAGTATAGATCAAGTTTGGACAAATCAGTTAGGTTATGATAAAGTTTATAATCATGCTGTTTGTGGTAGTTCTAATGACTACATTACAAGGCGAGCGATAGATTTTTGTAGCAGGCAGAAACCTGACCTAGCTATTATTCAATGGACACAAATACCACGTAGTGAAACTTTTGGGAGGCCTACTTCTGTAAGTGAAGTAATTAATGAAGACCATAATTATGAACCAGAAGTAAATTGTTTACAAGCTCACACAAAAGAAAATCTTAAAGACTATCAATGGCATCAATATTTCAAACCTGATTTTTATGCTAGTAATCCTTTAGGTAATTGGGTAGAAACACCAGAAGGAAAAGGTTTTACGATACAAGAAGATGCCACTACAAGTTTATTCAATTTGATTAAGAATGCTTATATACTTCAAAACTTTTTTAAGCAACGTGGACAGAGTTTCTTGTTTGTTAATGGGGGTGATTGGTTACACTCAAATCAATTTGGATATGGAGGAGATATTGGTAGTTGGTATCCTTTAGAATTTATAGATAATTTCAGCGATGGACCTATAACAGCAATTCAGCCATTAGCAAAAGAACTTAATAGAGATCGTTGGCCTAACATTAATATAATGAAAGATCCACAAGACCTTGCTAACGACAATGAACACCCGGGTCCAAATACTCACCAGTATTTTGCCCAAGAGGTAAAAAATTATGTTGATAATAGGAAATTCTAATTTAGTTGACACTAATACTCATGGCGAAGGACATTGGATATTCCAACTAGCAGATCACTATAAAGAAACTCCTGAGATCTTTATTACTAATTCTAATGAATCAACGTATAATAAGTTTTTAAATAACTACGAAAAGCACGAACAGGTCGTCATTACGGTACCAAATTTGGTACATCAACAGATAGGTAACTTTGTATATAACTGGGATAATGACCAGTATTTAGACGTAAATTACACTCGTAGACGTGATATGTTATTGCTTTCACACACTCCTAAAACACTAGTAGATCACAATAAAACGTTTATAGATAGTATCAAACTAATGAAAAAAGACGTTAAAATAGCCTCGGAATGGGCCCAAATCAGCCCGTGTGTAGCTGAAAAACTACTAGGTACTACAACAACACCATATTATCACAAATATTCATTATCTGACCAGTTTATTCGTTGGTGTGAAATACACGATACAGATATCTCAAAACATACTGAATTAGACAGCTTAATTCAATCCAGTGACCACTATAATAGCGATTATACCTATACTCAAACAGGTCATGATGCTATTTTTCAGCTTTTTATATAAGTCATTGATTTTCTTACAAAACTGAAAAAAGATGAAAAAAAGACGCCATTTTGGTTGACAAGTATTCCAAACCTAAGTATAATATTAATTTTAAACGGTAACAAAGGAGCAAGTATGAAGTTAGCAAGTTTTAAAAGTAATTACCAAGTTGGAATTCGTCCTAGAATTTCTAAATGTTCACACGTAGATAACATATTCATTAAGGCTTTCTCGGTTGATGATGCTATTGATAGAGTTCAAAAACTTTTGAAAGATGGTGCTCATATACCAGAATTAGGTAAACGAATTGATTACATTGTTAAAGATGTTATTGAACCAGGTCATGAAATATATGGTTTAGAAGAATTTTGCTGTGACAGACCTACAGCTTATATTGGTTCATCTTACATAGTTTAATTTTAAGGAGCAGATAATATGGTAAATTTAAATGACGAGTACGGCCCAGGTTACAAACAAACTAAAATGTTTGTACAATTTGGTAAGATTGAAGATTCACAAGAAAATCCAAAACCGTTAGATAGTGTTATAACAGATGACGGTGAAATTGTTAAAGTTACATTAGAACAAGCTATGAAAATGAAAGCTCTAGAGCGTTCATTTAGAAAACCAGCTGATAAGATCAAGTTTGCTGATAAGATTCAAACTAGCACAGGTTTAATTCAATGGCTTAATTCACCTGTACTTTCTTTGTTTGAAGTACACCCAGATGGTGAAGTAGTTAGTAATTCAATTTACTCATAAGGAGCAGTATGTCACATCCAGATCATTTACCACATATTAACGACAGAATCGTTATAAAAAAAGAACCTAAGGATTTAATAGATTTAGTACAACGTCCAAGGCACTTGTTTATATACGCCGAAGGTACTGATTGGTTACTAGATAAAATTAAAGGCACAGGCCCATGGTATACATTTAAGAAGCAGGAATGGAGCAACGAAAAACAATGTTGGTATGATATTCCTAAAATTACATATACATGGACTTTACAAGAAATACGTGATTACTATAATGAACGTATGATGGATCACTTCGTCCATTGCCAATAAAGAAGTAAGGCAGAGCAACTTTCCAGGGGATTTTTGAGCTCTTTAAAAACTAAAATCCCACACTATTCAAATCCCCCTTAATTGGGGGATTTTTTTCCAAAATACTCTTGTAATTTTAAAAAAAAGTGTTATATTATATACATACAGAGTAAATCTGTATAAATAAATGTGTACGCCGAATGTTCGGGTACAATAATGTTAACTTGCTTAATAAAGGAGAAAACAATGACAAACGCAAGACTATCTATCTTTAATCAACTTAAACCATTCACTGTAGGATTCGACGATATGTTCAGTCATTTTGAACAAATGACGGATATGCCACAAGTGAATTTTCCACCATACAATATCGTAAAAACAGGTGACTTCACATATGATATCGAAATGGCTTTAGCCGGTTTTGGCAAAAAAGACATTGAGGTAAAATATGCTGATAACAATTTGACTGTTAATTCAGTTCAAAATGAAAAAGACGAAAACGAAGATCCAAGTGTAATACACAGAGGAATTTCAAAACGTCAATTCAAACGTTCTTTTACGATTGCTGATGATGTGGTAGTAAATGGAGCCGAGTTGAAAGATGGCCTATTGAAGGTATCATTGGAAAAGATTGTTCCAGAGGCCAAAAAGCCAAGAACAGTCGAAATTAAGTAACTCACTTAATTTGGTAGATAGGGCTAATCTTTTTTGGATGAAGCCCTATCTTTTTACTTGACATTCAGTCTAGTATCAGCTATAATAGTAATACATTTAAGAGGCAAATATGACTGATACACAAATCAAAGAAAAACCAACAACCAAATCACATCAGGAAGTAAAAGAGCCTGGTTTGTATAAAGTAATTTACATCAATGACGAGCTTACTACTATGGAGTTTGTTATTGAAACTTTACTAGATATTTTTGACTATAATCCAACCTCGGCAGAAGAAATTACAGTAAAAATTCATGATGACGGTTCAGCCGTTGTAGCTCTATTGCCTTTTGAGTTAGCAGAACAGAAAGGTATTGAAGTAACTGTACTTGCTAGGGGAAGAGGATTTCCTTTACAAGTAAAAGTAGAAAGGGAGTAGTAAGTGGCTATACACAGCATGATAGATTTAGAAACATTAGGCACACAGCCTGATAGTGTTATCATATCATTAGGTGTTATTAAGTTCGATCCTTTTTCTGACAACGAACCTTATGACGGACAATATTTAAAATTAGACATTGACGAACAAAATACTTTAGGTAGAAAAGTAGATGAAGATACTTTGGCTTGGTGGTCAAAGCAAGATCCTAAAGTAAGAGATGAAGCATTAACAGATGATGGTAGAACATCATTAACAGAAGCATTACAAATTATTAATAAAAGTTTAGTAGGTGTAGATTATATATGGGCTCAAGGTCCTTGCTTTGATATTGTTATGCTTGAACATTTATACAGACAAAAGGAAACACCTTTACCATGGAACTTTTGGCAAATCAGAGATTCAAGAACTTTGTTTAGTTTAATGCCAGTTGATCCACGTAAAGCAATACAACAAGATTTACATAATGCTTTGGCTGATTGTTATTATCAGGCAAAATGTGTCCAACAGAGTATGAAACATTTAGGAGTTAAAAAGTAATGGAAGGAATCATATGGCATTTATTACTAACAGTTTGTGCCGGCAGTACTTGCCTATCACAAGACATACAACACTTTGAAGATAGAACAGCTTGTGAAACAATGTTAGTAAGGTTTCAAGATATACCACCTGATGGAGATTGGGATAGTGTAGAATATATTTGTAAACCAAAGGATAGTTATTCAGTATGAAAGTAGGATTTACTTGTTCAACATTTGACTTACTTCATGCTGGTCATATACAAATGTTGAGAGAAGCAAAAGAACAATGTGATTATTTGATTTGTGGTTTACAAACAAATCCACAATTAGACAGACCAGAAAAAAATAGTCCAATACAATCGTTAGTAGAAAGGTATACACAATTAAAAGCAGTAAGTTATGTTAATGAAATTATACCTTATCAAACAGAGCAAGACTTAGAAGATATTTTATCAATGTACCATATTGATATTAGAATTTTAGGTGTTGAATATAAAGACAAAGACTTTACAGGAGAAAGTGTTTGTCAAAAAAGAGGAATTGAATTATACTTTAATAAAAGAGATCACAGGTTTAGTTCCAGTGATCTAAGAAGAAGGGTGTGTAATGAGAATTGAACCAGATATTAAACTAGATTATTCAGATGTATTAATGAGACCTAAACGTAGTACATTGGGTTCTAGAAAAGCAGTAGATTTACAACGTAGATTTACATACCATAATTACAAGCCGGGTGAACCAGGAAAAAGCAGACGTGAAGAACACGGAGACTTTTTAGGTATTCCATTAATGGCAAGTAATATGGATGGTGTTGGTACATTTGAAATGGCTGACACTTTAGCAAAGCAACGTATTTTTACTTGCTTGGTTAAAACTTATAGTGTTAATGAACTTGTAAGTTATTTTGATGTTGATACAAACGATCGTAAAAATAACGTAGCAATGAGTATTGGAATTTTAGATCACGATCATCAAAAGTTTCGTGATGTATACGAGCAAACAGGAAACAAGTTAAAATATGTTTGTATCGATGTAGCAAATGGATATAGTGAAAGATTTTTACAATTTATTAATACGTTTAGATCAAACTATCCAGAGATTGTTATTATTGCTGGTAATGTAGTAACATCAGATCAGACACAGGAGTTAATTTTAAATGGAGCAGATATCGTTAAGGTTGGGATTGGACCTGGCTCGGTTTGTACAACAAGACTTAAAACTGGAGTTGGATATCCACAGTTATCAGCAGTTATTGAATGTGCAGATGCCGCCCACGGCTTGGGTGGTCATATTATTGCTGACGGTGGGTGTACTTGCCCTGGAGACGTAGCAAAAGCATTTGCCGGAGGTGCTGATTTTGTAATGCTTGGTGGAATGTTAGCAGGACACAATGAAGGTGGTGGCGAAGTTATTGTTAAAAAATATGTTACTAACGAAATGTCAAACGGTACTAACAGACGAATAGAAGAAAAACAGTTTGTACAGTTTTATGGTATGAGTTCAAAAACAGCAAATGAAAAGCATTTTGACGGATTAAAAGACTATCGTTCAAGTGAAGGTCGTACAGCATTAGTTCCATACAGAGGAGAAGTTAATAATACTATCCAAGATATTTTAGGTGGTGTAAGAAGTGCTTGTACCTACGTAGGTGCTAATAAATTAAAAAGGTTATCAAAGTGTGCTACATTTATTCAAGTGTCAAATCAGTTAAACACAATTTACGAAAGCTCAACAACAGGTGAATAATGTTTCCATATATAGGTGGTAAAAAACAACACAGCAAATGGATAGATCCATTCTTTCCTGAGAACACTACAAAGTATATAGAAGTGTTTGGCGGTGCTATGTGGATGTACTGGATGAGCGGAAAGCTACCTGCTACTGTTAATGTTTATAATGACTTTAATAGACATTTAGCAAACGTGTTCTTATGTAGCAGTACAGATCCTGCTAAAATGGAACAAACTTGTTTAAGCTATTATAAAGACATAGGCAATGGAGATAAGTTTATAGAATATAGAGATGAAGTATTTGCTATCTATAATCAAAAATTTCCTATACCAGATTACGATTTAGCCGCGAAGTATATGTTATTACAGATGCAGATATTCAGTGGCGGTAATGGTTTAACAAAAACAACAAAGATGTATCACAACGAAAACTATAAACCAAAGTTCAAGACTTTTACAGAAAAGTTTCAACAAGTTAAATACTTGGACAAGTTAAGTCACTTAACAGTTGAGAATATGGATTGTAGAGATTTAATTAGAAAGTATGATCATGCTGACACATTTTTCTATATTGATCCACCTTATTTTAAACTTGAAAGTTATTATACAGAAGATGAATTTGGTAAACTTGATCATATAGAATTATTAGAAATGTTAAAACATACTAAAGGTAAATGGGCATTAAGCTATTATCATTTTCCTGAATTAGAAACTATGTTACCTAGAAACAAATACTATTGGCATGAAGAAGTTACATATACTAATAACGGACTTAAAAAACAAGAAGGAGCAGTTCGTAAAGATGGTAAAATGGGTACAGGTATAAGACCTGAACGTACTGAACTATTAATAATGAATTACAATCCAGAAGATGTTGTAGAACCAATGAATAACTTTAACGAACTGTTCGAGGAAGGAGCATAATGATATTCAAATCTTCCCAAGACACATACGATTTTACCAGCCTAAAAGATGTAAGCAAAATTGCTATTAAAGTATCCGGTGGCCTTGATAGTGCTGGAGTATCTTATATGATATTTAAAACTATACACGAACAAAACCTAGATGTAGAAGTTGTTATTGTAACAACAGATTATGATACTAAAGCATATCAGGTAGAGTTTGCTACAAAAGTTATTAAATGGTTACAAAAAGAATTTCCTAGTGTAAAAGTAATAGACCATATAACAAATATGAGATCAGGTGATATGGATTATTCAGATACACAAGATCTTATTTTAGATCAAGCATATAATAATACTTGTAATGATGAACCAGGCCACACAGGTGTACAACGACATTATATGGGTTTAACACAAAACCCACCTAAAGAAGTACACGAACAATTTGACGAAGATGGAACAGATCCATTGTTGTATGAGAGGCATGGTGTATTTGATCAATTTAATAACGACGGGTGCCATCCGGGTTATAGACCTTTTATTAATACAGATAAAAAAGGTGTAGCAGAAATCTATAATCAATTTAGTCTAATGGAACCTGGCAGTTTGTTTGATCAGACAAGAAGCTGTGAAGCATATACAACCGACTTTAGTCATCATTGTGGAGAATGTTGGTTTTGTAAAGAACGTGAGTGGGGCTTTGGCAGGACTGATTAAATGGAAGAGAACTTAATTATTGTAGGTCCGAAGTGGGACCGAAGAGTAATAGATTTAGTTGTACCTAAACATATAGATGAAATAGCAGTATTTGTATCCGGTGGAATGGATAGTGCTATTTTATTTTATGCTTTATCTGTAATGAATCCAGCTATAAGCATTAAGACATTTTGTGTTCCTAGATCGGCAGATGATGCCAAAACTCATTCTCATAATGTACACGACACAGTTTATAGAATGTTAAAACGCCCAGGTTCTGCTCCAGAGCTTATTGGAACAGCAGATGAGAAAAACAGTTTAAAACCCACACAAGAATTAGTAGAATCAAACAGATTTAAATTAATATATGATGGAGTTAATCATCAAATACCATTAGGATTTGATTTCCCTGAGTTTGCTGGATTTAATGATCAGCATAGCAGAGGAGAAAGGCCGTGGAGAGTTATTAGTGATGTTGTGAGAACACCATTTCTACCTCTTTACAAATACCATATAATAGACTTATTTTATAAGCTACAAGCAGAGGAACTAATAAAACCAACTCACAGTTGTACAGCAAATACCGTAGGAAGGTGTAATAAATGTATGTGGTGTAAAGAACGTGAGTGGGGATTCAACCAGCTAGGGCTAACAGACCCTGGCGAGTGCTAATACATTTAGATAAATATTCTATATACATAAGGCGTTTAAACAATGAGAGCAAAAGAATTTTTATCTGAAGGTATATTATCAAAGGTTGGCGATTTCTTTCGTAAGATTTATGGAAGAATTGTTAGTGCTGTATCTAATGCTATTAATAGTCTAGGATTTGGTGAGGAAACTAGTTTTAAGATACCAAGAGTGATAAAAGAAGAAATTAATCCAAAAGGCTTAACAGGAATGATAGGCTATTTTAACGAACACGCTGTAGCCTATAAATTAGGCGTAGCTTTACAAGAAGCTGGCGTTGATGTTACTAGTCCAGGTCCTGGATTAAAAGCTACATATGAAGGATATAGACAATATATCTTAGACCATACAGAAAATTTCAAAGAAGGCGAAGCTCAAGTAAAAAGCGAAATTCAAAGAGCTGAAGAAGGCTCAGACGCTACAGCAAAATTATTATATAAAGAATTATCAGAAGCAAACGACCTAGCATTTATTGATGTATCTATTAAGCATGATGGTGTAGAAGCTATGGGCTCTGGTAAAGAAGATATTACAGTTACAATTAAAAAGAAAAGCACAGAAGAAGTTGTTGATACAATTAAAGCTAGTTTGAAACTATACAATTCTGCTAGTGGTGTTAATGTTTATAATGCCACGTTTGCTTCATGGATTAATAGAGTACTAATAGGTAATGATAATCCACCTGTAGGTAAAAATGCTATAGCAAGTTTCTTAGATGCTTTAGAACAAAGTAAAGCAGACGAGTATAAAGAAAAGATTGAAAATGTTTTAAGCATTACTGATAACTGGAGAAAGATTAAAAAGAATCCAGATGAGTTTAGTGACCAGCCATGGTACAAAGAAGGTGGCTCTGGTAGAGAAAATGCCAATGCTTATATTACAGCTAATAAAGGCTACCAAAGTATGAGAACTTTACTATTTGATGATATGTGGAGTTATTTTTATACAGAAAAGAATAAGAAAAGAATCAATGAAAGAATGCTAAACTTACTAGGACTTGATGGAGCAGATGATGTTTATCTTGCTGTAGGTAAAGTTGGCAAAGCAAAGAAAACAGTTAGCAGTAGAACAAGTCCTAAATTTAAAGAACTATACGACACATTAAAATCAGACTGGGAATTTGAATGGAAGTTTCCTAATAAAGAAGAAACAGTTTCTTGTTTATTGGTTATTAAAGATAGCTCAGGAAAAGAGTTTGTCAAATTTACAGTTCCGTTTAAAGAAGGCGGAACATTCACTCACCAGTTCTCAATGACATCACTTTTAGATTAAGCAAAAAAGCATAACAGCTTTGTTTCTATAACAGAGCTATTTCTATTCTACAATTATAAATAAAGGTGGATAAAGATACAACAAATATTCATTTTGTTTTTGTCCAAAGAGCGTCCTCGGCTCAGAAAAAAAGAGTGACTCTAGGAAAGACTAGGGCGGTGGCTACGCCTTACAACAGACTGACAGCGGAAAAGACCGCGGTATTGCTTTCCTTAAGCATCGAGTAAAATTTATATATACGGAGAAAACAAAATGGTTCAACGACTATTCACTAACCTTGCGGCGTTTTTGATACGCCCTAATATCAAAGAAATCAACAAAGAATACCTTGACTATGCTAAAACTGAATACAGAAATGATTGGCAATATGCTTATCAATATATGTTAGATAATGAAGGCAAAGGTCCTAAAGATAAGAGGTATATTAGATAATGACTACAATAACAATGGCGTATTGTTCTTTATGTGAATCACTAAGAAAATTTGGCAAATCAGTAATAGAAACATCAGAAACTATTGGTAGAGCTAGAGCATCTGCTGAATTGGCAAGAATGGGTTACCATAAACAAGCTAAAGCATTAATGGTACAAAAATAATGTGGCCTTATACAGATGAAGAGAATGATTTTGTAAGTGGCAGATAACTGCCTCTTACACCATTCCCCTATCTAACATTATTAGATAAACTATACCACCTACTACTGCCACACATAAAAGACAGGCAAGTACAACAGCAATAACCTCAAAGAACTTTCTTTGGCGTTCTTTTTGATTGTATATTGCATCTTGCCTTTTCTTTCTTATATCTGCTTCTGTTTTTAAAAGATCATTCCAGGCACTAGGTCCTCGAGAAAATGAAATAATATCTCGAAGTTGAGCTCTCATATCTTCAGCTTTCTTTTTAGCCATAAAGGCCGCTAATGCTTCTTCTTCTACTGAACCTGCTTTAAATAACTTTTTAAATAGTGGAGGATTTTTAGAATATTCTTCTGCTTTTTTAATGTCTGAAACAGCACCCATCCAGCGACCTAAGTCGCCTGCCATACCTTCAATATCTCTACCTGCTTGAAAACCTTGTTTAATCGTATTGAAGGCCGCGGTTGCTGTCGCTACTGCCGTAATTGGATCCAAAACATTTCCCCTCTCGTCTTGTCAGTAGTATTTATAAATACAGTAGCAGAAGAAGGATTAACACCAAAAATGACAGACCGAAAAAGTTTTATGACGGCTGATCACATCACAGAGCAGGAATTTATATGGAAGTCATTAGACGACCTTCAGTTTTCAATTCCAGATGATGATTTCTTCACACCAGATCCGAGTGAACCGTTACCAGACTATCTTAAGAACTTAGAAAAGAAGAATATACAAAGAGCCCTTCAAAACAACCATAATGTAATAGCGAAGGCGGCCAGGGATTTAGGAATATCAAGGGAACGATTACACCATAGAATAAAATCGCTTGACATCGACTTAAATACTCTCTGATCCGTAAAGATTTTTACGGAAATGGCATAAATATTTGCTGAGGAGTCAATATGAAAATATTCTGGATTTTAATGGCAATAGTATCTAATGTAGATAATACTACATACGAGGTCTATGAGTTTAAAAATATAAGTTTTGAGAACGAAATACAATGTATCCAGTTCGCTCAGCAAAATTACACACCTATAAACATCCACGTAAACAATTTCTACAAAACCGAAGGCGTATTGTATGACTTTGCTTGTGTATCTAACGAAGAATATAAGGTCTTATTAGACACCTCGACTGAGAATTAAATAGTACGGGGAGTTGTTTTATGACGAGATACATAATAATCGCCGCGGTCTTAGTGATCACCGTGGGTTTCAACACGAGCCTAAGAGCTCAACAGTTGGAGTTTGGGTTTAAAAACCCTTCCTTTCATTCTGGAAACGGTTATTCATCTCACGTTTTATCAGTAGAACAGCTTCGCTTCACACGTCAAAAAGAAGTAAAAGACAAAGCAGAAGCAGAAGCCAAAGAAGCTGAAAGACAAGCCACTCAAAATACTGTTAAGAAATTTTTAGTCAACGTAGAAAGTCGTATCTATGCTCAATTATCCAAACAGTTAGTTGATAATATGTTTGGAGAAGGTAGTGCTACAAGTGGTACTGCCGAAATAGAAGACAACATCATTTACTGGGAAAAAGTTGGAGATAACATTAACATTAGGATTACAGAGTCCGATGGAACTGTTACAACAATGTCAGTACCTGTAGGAGATTTTGCATTCTAATGAACAAGATATTTTCAATAATCCTAGTTGCTATGTTCTTGGTAGGCTGTACAGCGACAGTTAGTAATAATACTTACAAAAAGCATTATTCTGACGCTGGTGTACAAAATGCCTCACAAGATGTCAAGAACTTTCCAAAGCTAGATGGTCCACTGATTACTGTAGCAGTATATCAGTTTAGTGACTTAACTGGCCAAAGAAAGCCTGGACAAATAGCACATTTAAGCTCAGCAGTTACCCAAGGTGCTGGTGCTTATCTAATAGAAACTCTTAAAGAAGTAGGAGATAGTAGTTGGTTCCAAGTTGTTGAACGAACTGGTATTGATCACCTTATAAAAGAAAGACAAATTATAAGACAAACAAGAGAGCTTAATAAAGACCAAGATGTCCTACAACCTCTATTGTTTGCTGGAGTTTTAATAGAAGGAGCCATAGTTGGATACGACAGCAACCTTGAATCAGGCGGGTACGGAGCTCGAGTGCTAGGCATTGGAGCAAATACTCAATACACAAGAGATACAGTAACGGTCAGTATTAGATTAGTATCTGTATCAAGCGGAGAAGTTTTATTAACATCTACTACAACAAAAACAATCATAAGTGTAAAAACACAAGGTGATGTTTTCCGTTGGATGGATGCTGGAACAGAACCACTTGAAGCAGAAATAGGAACGGCACTTAACGAACCAGTAAATGTAGCTACAAGACTTGCTATTGAATTAGCAGTCTGTAACTTGATTGAAAAAGGTAAACAAAAAAATCTTTGGGCTTATAAGAAAGTAAACGAAGTGAAAGAATCTAAACAAGAAATAAAGACAGAACTAAAAGAAGAAAAAGTCATTGTTGATAGTTGGGTTCCAGACACTTTTAATAGATAAGGAAAAGGATATTATGAAAAAAATAATTATAACTTTACTAACTTTCCTGTTTTCAACTTCTGTGTGGGCCAACGACATTTATATTACACAAAGCGGAGCAAGTCTAAACTTAGACGTAGTCCAAGATGGTACAAATAACGTATTTGGTACATCAAGTGCTAGAGCATCGTTGATAGGTGCTACTATGGCATTTAGTGTAACTCAAACTGGTAACAGTAACATTTTGGCGGCAGACGTTGAAGGTGCTTCAGCTAGTGTTGATATAGATGTAACTGGTAACAGTAACAACATTGTTTTAAATTGTGATGCTACTGGAAACTATAACTGTGATAACTGGAACGTTGATATTGACGTAACTGATTCTGGTTCAACAGGTGATAGTAACGACATTGACATTGATGTAGGTACAATTAGAAACTCTGCTGACTCAGACGTTACATTACAGATTACAGGCGATACTAACACAGCTAATATTGATGTTGATGGTGCTAGTGCTCCAACTTCATTAACAATAGTAGGTTCAACAAATACATTTAACATTGATGTTGACGGCGACGGTGATAGTGCTGGTCATAGTGTAACTATGCATCACACAGGATCTTCAGGAAACTTTGATGTTGTTGTAAGTGGAACTAATGATGCTAATACAAACTTGATTACATCAGGTGCTAGTCACGACGTTGACATAAGTCAAACAGACTAAGGCGTTTATGTTATACAAGCTAATAATCGTGTTTTCGCTCCTCTTTAGCTCAGTAGCTATAGCTGATGATAAATCTATCGGTATAGTTAGTGCGGCTGAAAGCTCTGGATTATTAGAAAGAGAAGGTGGGACTTCTCTTGAAACTGAAGAAAATACTCCATTAGAAATGATGGATAGAATTGAAACATTTCAAGGAGCTCATAGACTTACGTTCATAGATGAAACTATCGTAGATATGACTCCTCAGTCTTTATTAACTATTGACGATTATGTATATGATCCAAGTAATAATGAAGGCTCCTTGAACTTACAGGCTAAATTAGGCACAATTAGATATGCTTCAGGCAAACTGGCAAAAAACTTTAGGCAAAATGTTAAAATAGAAACTCCTACTTCAACTATTGGAGTAAGGGGTACTGACTTTACTATGACAGTGGACGAGCTCGGCGGCAGTACAATCATATTGCTCCCCTCTTGTGATATTTCCGGTGCTTGTTATGTAGGTGAGATAAGTGTAGAAACCGATGCAGGTTTTGTTCTTCTTACCCAGGCATTTCAGGCAACATCTACTAGTTCTCGAGAACGTTCACCGTCACCAGTTGTACAGTTAGAAATAGATGAAAGTTTAATTAATAACTTATTATTAATAAGAAGTAAACCTATTGTTGAGGACGAAGACGCCTTAGCAAGACAAAAAGTTGTTGACTTACTTGATATTGATTTTTTAGAGTTTAAAGAATTAGATGTTGATGCTTTAGAAGTAGAAGAAGAATTTGACGAATTGGCTATTAACTGGTTAGACTTTGACCTATTACCAGATATCTTAGAACAAGTTAACGCAGAACTTATTAAATTATTAAGCAAAGACGCTTTAGCAGGTATAAAGAAAAAAGAAAAATCATCTATAGATGAACGTGGTATTATATTAATTGTGAGAGATGATAGCTGGAACTGGAGCAGAAGAGTTGACGGCAATAATACAATCGACTTAGAATTAACTAACGATAATAACTATACTATTAATGTAAAGCAACAAGACTTCGAAGTTTTCGATTATGAATTAGGAGGAACTGGAGGAAACGAAATTGTCATTTACCAAGCTCAGTAGTATATTTTGTTTTCTATTTTTGATTTTCTTTACAACATCAGTATTAGCAGATGATGTTTTAATTATCCACCAAAACTACGGTAATACACATAGCAAACATAAAAACAGATTAGAAAATGCTGGTCATACTGTGACCATGCAGAATACAAGTTCATCATATTCTTATACAGCATCTAACTATGACCAAGTTTATGATATAAGATATTCTTACTCTAGTTACTCAACAGCAGATAAAGACAGATTTAAAACAGTATTATCAAATGGAGGTACTGTATACCTAGTAGGTGAGAACGGTAACTTCGACGCTAGGAATGATGGAATTGTTGCTTTCTTACAAGAAGTTACAGGTGATAACAACATATCACATTCTGGTCAATCTTGTTGTGGTAGTGGTTCTGGGTATTCAATGGACGAAAACAGAGATATTATGACAAGTTATTCTAGTAGTGCTGACATGACAGTTGTTGCTTCTGGTTATTTTGATAACATAGGAACAAATGGTAAATGGTTAATAAGAGACCCAAGTAATACAAGTAAAGTAGTTGGTGCTTTATGGGACGGTGACGCTATGAGCAGTTATGCTAATGGTAAAGTTATTGTAGTATTAGATATTAACTATGCTTCTCATTCAAGTTATTATAATAGTGGTGACCAAGCATGGATTGATTCACTACAATCAGATGTTGCTGTTTCTACAGCAACAACAAGGTCAGCGTCTTCTGTTGCTATAACATCTAGTCAATCGACAATAAAGTCTACAGCAACAAGTAGAACATATAGTACCAACACAATAAGAATTACACAAAGTGGCGGAAATTTAGATTTAGATATTATTCAAAAAGGTGACAATAACTTTATTGAAGGAAGTGATTTTAGTTCTGTTGCTACACTTACTGGTGATAATTTAGACATAACACTAGAGCAAGGTTCGAGTTTAGGAGCATCTAATAATAATGGTATTGGACTAGACGTAGACGGAGATGCTAATACTGTAATGATTAGACAAGGAACAATGGGTAATAGTGATACTGGCGGACATAAAGCAAAAGTAAATGTAACAGGCGATACTAATAGTTTAACACTTTATCAATATAATGATGGTGGTAATACTTCTAGCCATTTCTCACACATTGATATTACAGGCGGACAAAATACAGTAACATCATATCAAAGAAATAATAATTCAAAAGACTTGTTTATAGACTTAGATGGAAGTAGTAATACTATATCAACAGACCAAAAAGAAACTGGAAATCATTATTTAGATTTGGATATTAACGGAAACGGACATACAGTTACAGCAACACAGCGAGGGTCAGGTGACCACGGTGCTAGAATAGATTTAACAAATTCAGGTGGATCAAGTACTGTAACATTAGACCAAAACAGCAGTACAGACCAAAATTATACACTTACACAAGACTGTACTAATAGTTCTGGGTGTACTACTTCTGTGACACAAAATTAGTTAAATACTTTTATGTTATACGAACATGAAAATTATCGTCTAGTACTAGACGACGGGAAAAGTAGATTTTATAAAGACGGCCAGCTTATGTTTCAGGGAGATGGTTATGTGGGTATTAAGTTTATGGTTCAATGTTGTGATAGTGAAGAGGTAACCGGTTGGTTCAAAAATCAATTAGAAACAAGAGAAAAATTAAGATGGAAAAAAGAAGATGAAAACAAAGTTAAGTAAGATTTTAACACATTGGACTATTCCATTCCTTACAGTTTTTGCTATAGCTTATATGGTGTTTGTTAATCCTTGGGTTGTTCAAACAGCAAAGTTAAAGAGTTTTGATTACCAACTACAAAATGAAACAGTTTACCAAGATAATAATTTAGTTTATGTAACTTTAGGCGAAGCAAGTATAGAGTCAAACGGACAATGGCCTTGGCCTAGAGATAAGATAGCACAATTAATATTAGAATTAAGAATGGCCGGTGCTGGAGTAATTGTTTTACCTGTATTGTTTAGTGAAGCAGATAGGTTTAATAAAGATCAAGAGTTTATGGAAATGCTTTACCAAAATGGTGTAGTTATAGCACAGACAGGTAGCATACAAAAAAGCACAACGGGTATACCTCGTGGCGTTAGTATGGTTGGTGGTAATAAAGATGCGGCCAACAATTTATTTACATATCCAGGTATGCTAGGGCCTCTAACTTCGTTAGCTGACGTAGTAGATGGTGTAGGTGTTATTAGTACAGCACCAGAAGTAGATGGCGTTGTAAGACGTGTTCCTTTGCTTATTAACGTACAAGGAGATTTGTATCCTAATATAGCAATAGAAACATTAAGAGTAATGATGGGTGTAGACAGTTATCAAATGAAAACTACACCATACGGAATTCATAGTGTTAGAGTAAAAGGCTTTCCTATTAACAGAGGAATTATTAAAACTGACGATAGAGGTAGATTATTTTTACGTTGGAATGCTGACATACCAACACTTAATTATACAGTAGATGGTTTAGAAGGCATTGAAGGTAAAACTGTTATTATAGGATTAACAGCAGAAGGATTAGGCAATCCGGTTGCTACACCTTTAGGTGAAAAGTATCCACACGAAATTATAGGTAGTACATTAAGCACAATTATATTAGGCGAAACTGTAGAGCGTCCTATGTGGGCTGACTTATACGAACTTGGTGGAATACTTGCTATTGGACTTTTACTTGTTGTTGTTATTGCTTTTGCTCCTTATTGGTTTAGTGGTATACTAATTATTTCTAGTTTGGGTGGTATTGGATATGGAGTAACATATTTGTTTAACACTAAACTTTGGCTAATAGATCCTACTATGCCAGCAGTAATGATTTTTGTTGTTGGATTTCATGCTGTCTTTAATAGATTTGTAAAAGAGTTTATGCTTAAACAACAAATCAAGAAACAGTTTGAACATTATCTAGCTCCGGCAATGGTTAAAAAGCTCCAGAAGAATCCAGACTTATTGAAATTGGGTGGTGATACTAGACAGTTAACTTTATTGTTCTGTGATATTAGAGGGTTTACTCCTATATCAGAGCAATTTAAAACGAATCCACAAGGACTAACAGAATTAGTTAATAGGTTCTTAACACCAATGACGGATATTATTATGGTAAATGAAGGTACTGTTGACAAGTATATGGGTGACTGTATTATGGCGTTTTGGAATGCTCCTTTAGATGTAGAACAACAGGCCGATAAAGCTGTTGATACCAGTATTAGTATGTTAAAGGGCTTAAAAGAGTTAAATACTCAGTTAACTAAAGAAAAGATGTTACCAATTAACATAGGAATTGGTCTTAATACAGGCGATGCTGTTGTAGGTAACATGGGTTCAGATCAAAGATTTGATTATAGTTGTTTAGGTGACGCTGTTAATTTAGCGGCCAGACTAGAAGGACAAACGAAAGGATACGGTGTGAAAATATTATTTGGACAAGAAACAGCAAAGGCTTTAACAGGTAAGCACACAATTTTAGAATTAGATTCTATTGCTGTTAAAGGTAAAAAAGAACCAGTAGCGATTTATACTGTTGTTGATCCTGACATTGTTAAACTAGAAGAAATTGCTCAACTACATCACCTTGTTGATTTACATTGTAAATTAAGAGAAAATTATGTTAAGCAGAACTGGAAGTTCTGTGAAGATGCTATTGATAACCTGATGGGTAAGTTTTCCGGAGAGTTAGATAGTTATTATACTATTATAACTGATCGAATTAAAGATTATAAAATTAATCCACCGCCTAAAGATTGGGATGGTGTATATGTAGCTACTACAAAATAGCTATTAAAATTAGACAAGTAGCAAATCCTAAAATTGTTCCAATAACAAAAGATTTACACATATCACAGTGGCTCCATATAACGCCACCTAATGATCTATCTAGACTTTTCCACGCCCTTGCTTCCGCTTCGTCCATTTTTTTGTTTATCATTATCACGTTTTTCTTTCTCCTCAAGACCTTCTAATATCATATTGAGTTTTACTGTTAAACGAATCATATCATTGTCTAACATTCTTATTCTATCGATAAGAGCAATTAACGTTACAGTTGTAGATGAAAGTACAGGTTTAATAGTTTTAGTTACCCATTGGTATATGAACCATATAAAGTAGCCCATGCCTACGGCCGCCACTATGGGAAAGCCGTATTTGTTAATGACTTCGACTAAATCTTCTATACCCATAACATCTCTTATAAGATTTTATTGGCCTTTCTTTGCTGTTTCACAAGCCAACCATCTTCGTTTACTATAAAAATATCTCCGGGCTGATACAAATAACTTTCTTTTTGTTTATCGCCCTCTTTATTACTTACGCCCATTACTTCACCAGGCCAATCACCTTCAACTTTAAAATTCTCTCCAGCTTGACTGATTGTATAATCTACCCATAACATCCTAGTTTATCCTAACTTTTTCTTGATCCAAAGTACCAAGGCATAAACGGCCAAGCCATATACTGTAGCAATACCAATATCAATTAGATGTTCTCTCATATGATATATAAATTCTATTCCTGCTTGTACATCACCTTCTGCCATTAATCTCTCCTTGCATCTTCTTTGCCTTCATTCGCGGCTATTCTGGACACGTCCGGTCTTACACCAGCAACGTGAGATAGTAAAGTGTCAATTTTGACTAAATCGTTGTTCATTGTTTGAACTCTGTTGTCTAGAGCTTTAATCATACTTTGCATAGTAGTTACTGTTTGGGTAACACTCGCCAAAATGAATTTAATAACAATGTATATGAAAATACCAGCTATTATGGCGCCTGCTATTGGGAAACCTACTTCCCCTATTAGATAGAAAAAATTACTCATTGACCTTCCTTTACGATAAATATTTATACAAATAGAAGGTGTTCAAATGAAGATAGCTATAGTATGTAACGGTCAATTAGGGTCTGCAATAAGGAGTGTACTCCTAAGACAGAAGAATAGATTTCATATAGGACTTGATATAACGTGGTTTGACGACTCTCAAGTAGGTCAAACACTATCACAGGGTGCTTTACCATTTGCTAATTACACGCCACAGGAAATAGCTGAAAATCACGATTACATAGTAACAAACAGTGAATTTCCAACTACTCACGCTATAGCCAACGCTTTACCAGATCAAAATTGTTTAATTACTGTTAATAGAACTGATATGTTTCATGGTACAGGTAAAAATATAGTAGACGGAGTTGGTGTATTTTCAGGATTAATGGATATGATGTCAGCAGTGATGATGTCAGAGTTTTCAACAGTTGATCGCTTAGATTATTATGTTGGAATGAATCCAAATATGTGGGACGGTAAAACAGCTATTGCTCCAAATATAGATCCAAAGCTATATCAAGACATTGTTAACAGCGGTAAAGATCATTTTAGTGAAGTTAGTTTAAGAAGTAGGAATTATGTATCAGAAGCTATTAGTCATGCTTTATACCTTCCATATCATCCACATGATTATAGTTTAAATTGGTTATACCTAAGTAAAGGTTATAGAGATATTGTTAGATCGGCTAAGAAGTTATATAACCACCAGGATAGTTATTTGGATATATTTTGTAATATTAATGGGAAAAAGTTTGGACAATCCCAATGTGATATATATTACACAAGAGTACCAGCAACACAAGGAGCAAGTGCTTGGCACTATGCTGAAGCTTGTTGTGTTGGTAGTTGGATCTGGCAATTGGCTACACACCAAATTGAAAAGAAAGAATGGCATCCTAAAGATGCTGATTGGAAGTTATTTACAGATAACATATTTGGTAAACGATTCCAAGCCGCACCAATCGCCGCTTAACTTATAAAGACAATTAATGGATAATAAATCATCTCTCGATAACCACTTTTATGTTCCCACCATCAGTGCTGGTTGTAAAAAAGAGCTACAAGAACTCTCAAAAATTACACCCAGAGAAGGAACAGTTATCTATGACAAAAAATGGAAAACAGATTTAAAAAATGGAAAAGATGTTTTAGATTCACACATAAAAAAGTTTGACATTGAACGAATAATGTTGTATAATACAGCATCACCTAGAGAGATAGAAATAACAGATTTTAAAAAATGCTTTTATGTTAGTAACAAAGTAGTTTTAAAAAATAACAAAAAGTATCGACAGAGAGAATATTTAATCACATATGATAAAGAAGAATACATTGATGAAGATACAACACTTGCTGAAGGAACACTATTAGTATGTTACTAAAGTATATTTTAGGGTCATCAGCACACACTAACGGACTAATTTTTTGTTGTTGGTCTCCAGAGCAAGATTCTAATACTAGATCAAAATGTTCTTTTACTGAATCTTTTTTACAAGTGAAGTTTTCAGCTGAACATAAGAATAGTGTTATTATTAATGACGGTAAAGAACCATTAAACAGAATACTATGGCACGTTTCTACGATGCCAGGCGCTCCTAAAGTTGTTTGGGTTAAACCTGGGTCACTTATGTATTTTGAAACACTAGATAATATATCAAACCAAATGCAGGAAAAATTTGAGAATGATTCTAATACTGAATATGACTGGGGCATGATGAAATCTAGTTTAGGACATTTTGCTATCTTAAACCCCGTACACAATGATTGCTTTCAAGGTAGTACTATAGAAGAATGGGAAGAAAAGTGTAAAGCAAATAACTTAAAAGTAGAAGTAGTAGAGCAAAAGGAATCGTTATTCTTAGAGAAAGACAAGTACGAAGAAAATAGAAAAGACTTTTTAGAATGGGTAGATAAAGCAGAGGTATGGAAGGATAATGAATTTGCTGGACAATATACAGAGCAAATTAAAAATATGACAGCTTCTGAGCGTGAAGAAATTTTATCTTTTAGAACAAAAACTTTAGTATATTATAAAGGAATGAATATACCAAGCGAATTTAAGAGTCATTATGATGTTTCATTAGAATTTGATACTATAGAAGAATTAGAAAAAATTATACAAGAAGAAAGAGATAATGTTACGTGGCTATTTGGTTTAAAATTAACACTTCCTGAGGCATGGTGGCGTTATGGACATTATAGGTTAGAGAAAGTTGCTAAAAGTATGATGGCAACACCAAACTCTATTTTATACGGATACACTTTTGAAAATAACGACATAATAAAAAGTACATTTGGAGATGTAAATATTCATGTTTGATTTAGAAGAAGCAACAGGTTATATAAAATCATGGATTAATGATTTTGTTACACAACCAAACCCAAACTTGAATAACTTTCCACCTTGCCCTTATGCTAAACAGGCCATAATTGATAACAAGGTAGCTTATGATGTAGCAAATGTAGATATTGATTTATTCTTGATTAAAAAAGCAGAATTATGGAATGAAGATATTGATGTATGTGTTATATTTGTTCCAGGCGTATCATCAAAAGAATTAAGCAGATTAGTAGATAGTATTAATAAACGTTACTTAATGGGTAATAATTTTGTAGCATTAGAAGACCATCCAGACGATGAAGAAAATATTAACGGTGTAATAATGAACAACGGAAAATATCCTATAGTACTGATGCAACGTTTAAGTAAGATACAAATGTTTAGTGGGTTTCTTAAAAAGAAAGGTTACTATGATGTTTGGAGTAAAGAGAATTTAGATGATGTAGTTAATTGGAGACAACATCATGAAGATCTTGAAGAGATTTAATTAAACTATCACGTTGACAAAGTTTAATATAATCCTCTTTGTTGCTATTCCATTTTTCGCCAGTCCAAAATTCAAAACCTTTTAACTTGCCTTTGTATATACAAGTTTTTTCATAACCAGAACCTATGTAAAGATGTTTGTGTCCTAGTTGTGAAGCAAGATGAATTTCGTGGTCAAGTGTCATTCTGCCAAAATGAGGAATAGAATGATCGTGAGCAAATATACAAGTTTCCCAAGCACCAACGTATTCGCGAATTTTAGAGATGCCTATTAGTTTGTCGCTATCGTCAAAGTATCCTAGCAGTTTGTTTTCTTTGTGTACTTCATCATCTCCTGGATACGGGTATAAGTTTTTGCTTTTTATGTACTTGCTGTACATAGGAAGCCAACGAGGGTCGTTACGTTTAAGTTCTTTCACGTTATGCCATACAGGTTTTTTCCTTTTGGTTTTCCAAGTGCTTAAATCAACCCTAACAGAACGTGAATTATACCATATGTCGTAATCACCTTCTACGCTATGCCATAGGAAACCCATGTCGAGGGCTTTTAATTCCTCTTCTGGTTTAACGTGTTTTGCTAGAATTTCGGAACAACGGATATCAAGTTTTTCCATTGTACCATAAACGTGATCGTAGTATATTTTCATGAATTAACTTTCGAGTTATATGCTATGATAATTATTTATATAAAAGGAGGTCCTGGATGGACATTTATACAATTTACGCTGATCATACTGAAGACACTAATGCTTTTGCCTTCGTAAAGAATATGAGTAAGTTCCTAGATCATATGGTTGAACTAGGTAGAATGGAAACTTATAGAATTACAAGAATGAAGCTAGGTTTTAGAAGTATGGATTTACCAGAATTCCGTATTGATATGGAGTTTAAAAACATGACACAGTTAGATAATGCTATGTCAAGTGTAGTAACAAATGAAAAGAACATAGAAAAAGACCATGTTGGCTTTAACCAACTAGTTGATGTTGAAACAATTCAGCATTTCCTTTATAGAGATTTCCCTGATAATATTAATGAACATAAAGAGAATATAAATGACAAATAATGTAAATTCCTGGAGTGAATTCCAACCATTAAAGCAGTTAGTAATTGGCACTACTTACCCTCCAGAGTTCTTTGAAGATGTAAAGAACCCTAAAGCCAGAGACTGCCTCCAACGTATAGCAAGTGAAACACTTGAAGACCTTGACAACCTTAAAAAAGTATGTGAAGATAAAGGCGTAAAAACTTATACTTCAACTACAGAAGAGCTAGGGTATAAAACTAGCATTATGGACTACCTAGATGACGAAGGCAAAATGGGAATGGGTAGCGATAAGCATGGTCAACACGAAAAAGGTCGTAATCAGCTTCCTGTACCTCCTCTTAATCCGCGTGATGATTTTGTTACTATGGGTAACCAAGTAGTAATGACAGGAAGTGCTTTTGAATCTAAACCTTGGGTTCCTCTTTTTGAAAAATGGTTTGGTGAAAAATTTGATTGGAGTATTGTCAGAGATAAAAAGAAATTTACTAGAACTACAGCTAATCATAGAAACAGATTAGGTAGACTAGGTGTTAAAGATAGTGACATTGATACATTATTAGAGCTTGAAGCTGAACAGCATACACAAGATAGGATGACAGGATTTTGTGCCCCAGAGTTAACAAGAGTAGGTAAGACTTGTTTTTGTGATACTCAACAAGCTGTAGATATTGCTGATTATATGGAACTAGCATATCCTCAATTTAATTACAAAGGAGTATTCATCGGAGGTCATAATGATGCTGTATTCAATGTATTAAAGCCAGGAGTATTATTAACAACAGAAGATATTGGCCACTATGCTGAATCGTTCCCAGGATGGGAGAAAATTTATCTCCCTGATAGTAATTTAAACCAAGTAAGACCTTTCTTAGAAATTAAAAGACATAATGAAGGAAAATGGTGGATGCCAGGTGAAGAAGATAACAACGAGTTTACTGACTTTGTTGAAACTTGGTTAGAAGATTGGGTAGGATTTGTAGAAGAAACAGTATTTGATGTAAACTTATTAATGCTTGATGAAAAGACAGCAATAGTAAACGCCGAGAATGCCGAACTTGAGAAAAAGTTTAATGCTCAAGGAATTGAGATGATCCATGTACCAAACAGACACAGACATTTCTGGGACGCTGGATGGCATTGTATTACATTAGATATTGAACGTGAAGGTGGACAAGAAGATTACGGAGTTTAAATTGTGCCTTCCAAGTTTTGTAGGATGCCATATGAAGCTGTAGCTGTATCCTCAATGGGTAATCTTATACCCTGTTGTGCTTTTGATAATACTAAAGCAGGCAATCACAAAACTATTTCAGAATATTGGGAATCAGATTTTAGAAAAGAAGTTATTGATTCTTTTGATAAAGATTTACAACATCCAGGATGCCGTTCTTGTTGGGAACAAGAAGATTTAGGCAATAGATCTAAAAGAGAAAAGTATAACTTAAACAATGCTAGTCAACTTTTTACCAAAAAAAATATATCACCAAAATTTGTAGAGTTAGCATTAGGCAATCAATGTAATGTTGCCTGTGTTACTTGTGGTAGTGATTTTTCTACTGGCTGGCGACAGTATGATAAGCAAATGCCTGAAATGTTTGCTGATAGAAAAGAGTTACTAAAGATAAACTTTAAAATTGATAGGCCATTTATAGACGATCTATTAAGTAAGATGAAAATTAATCCCTCGTTAAAGATAGAGCTAATTGGCGGAGAGCCATTTTTTAACAGAGAAGGAGTCTACTTACTTGAGCAAATGGCTGAAAATAATATGCCGAACGAAGTAGCTATGACTAGTAATTGTACGATTATAACAGACTCGATTGTAGACGTAGTTAAGAAGCTAAACGTTCATATTTGCCCTAGTATTGACGCTGTAGGACCTATGTATAGTTACATTAGGAACTATAACTTTAATACTGTAGAAGATAACTTAATGAAGCTAAAAGACGCCGGTATTCAGCTTATAATAATGCCTGTGTTTAGTGTGTTTAATGTTTGGCAAATACCAAACTTGTTAAGATGGTTATTATCAAAGGAATGGGGTAGTAAAACAAAGATTAAACTTAATAATTTTGTACACGGACCTGACTACTGTTCTATTAAAAATATACCACACGAGTTATTAAGAGATACTATAAGCGAAATTAAAGAGTTAGACATTTCAGAGTTTTGTACCCATGAAGATAAGTTATCGTTTATTAGTTCACTTACAAATTATACACAAGAAGATGAAGAAAGAAAACTCAGAAAAACCTTAGGCTGGATCAAACAATGTAATACAATAAGAGGAGTTAATATACAAGACTTAGATGAAGATGTAGAATTGTATATGGAATATTTAGAGCATGGAATATAAATTTTTAGATAACAATGAACTAGTAATAATAGATTACATACCTGGCTCTAGTGGCCAGTTTTTTTCTCGACTTTGGTGTGAGTTAGATAAGCACCAAAACTATGATGATGAAAGAACTATGAGAGAAAACGGAGAAGTTTATTATGATACAATGTTGCCTAAACGTATTGTAAACTTTTTTCTAGAACAAAATAAACCTAAAGATCAAGACTACAATACTTTCTTTGAATTCTTAGGAACAACATTATTAGCTTGTAGGCAAATGGAATTGTTTTGGTGTGGTAACAATACAGAATTTTATCCTACTTGGAATTCACCTGTAGAGAACAACAGGATAGTTTATCATTTACATAGCTGGAACGAAATACCTTGGCAGACAGTACATAAAAATATTAAAAGAATAGTATTACAATCTAAAACGTGGGAGAGTTGTGAGTATCAACGTAATAGAGCAGAGAAATTTTATCCAAATAATGATTGGGATAAACATCTTGATAGTTGGAATACAGCAGAGTGTGAAATAAGTGTAGATTTTTGTAATATGCTAGTTAATAAAAAGACAAACGAAATTATAGATTGGTTTAGAAAACATCTTGGTAAAGACTTCGACGAAAGCAAAACTATTAAAGCTGAATTACTATTGTTAGAGTATTATAGAGAGGTAAAAAGTGTACCAGCTATATCTTAACGACAATAGTTCTAGAGGATCTCTAGCAGAAGTTTGGATAGACGAAGAAGCTAAACTAGTTAAAAAAATATACAAGCCAACAGGAATAACAATTAAAAACAAACCTCCATTATTCCAAGACATAAAAGAAATAGAAACTATGTATACTAATGAGTGTAAATGGTTATATCGTTTACAGTCTGACAAAGTAGTAAGGTTATATGAACATGGTAAGCTAAAAGACGAAGAAGGATTCTACTGTATACAAGAATATGGTGGCCCTACGTTGCTTGAATACTATTCGAATGGTACATTACATACCCACTTCCCCAATATAAAAGAGCAAATAACCGACCTCTTTTTGTTTTTTAAGGAAAAAAATGTATACAAATTTAATAATGCTATGGCTAATATATGTGGCAATGAGAATGGCAAAATAAAAGCCTTTGATTTTAAATATGCTGACAAAAGAACTCTTGACAAAAGAGAAAATGAATGCTATAGTATTGATACTTGGATTGCTAAAATAGATAAAAGTCTACCAGACATTTTAAAGGAATTAATTTAGCTTAATAAGTAAGTAATGAAGGCCGCTTTAGCTCATTTGGTAGAGCAACTGATTTGTAATCAGTAGGTGCGCGGTTCGAATCCGTGAAGCGGCACCATTATAGGAGAGGGAATATGTCAGAAATAGAAATGAGAGAGAAAATTGTAGCTGGATTGATAGCTCATGCTGAAGGTGAAATTGCTCTACATAAAACTAACGTAGAAGTATATCTATCAAAGACAGTAGGCATTGGAGAGCATTCAGATATTTTAGAAACAGTACAAAAAGAATTAGATATTATAGCAACACACATGGACAGAATTGACGTTCTAAAGAGATTCTTCCAGTAAAGTATAAGTAAAGCCAAAGGGTAATATGACTAGTAGGCACAAACACTTAATTATTAGAGCGGAGACTAAAAAGACTCCTAAATCTCAAAGTTGGTGTCATAGATGGTTAACTGAACTAGTTCAAAAAATAGAGATGAAAATATGCCAAGGCCCCATCACAACGTATGTGGATATGCCAGGCAATAAAGGACTCACTGGTTTAGTTATCATTGAAACAAGTCATATAGCTCTACATTGTTGGGACGAAATGGATCCAGGATTGTTACAGTTAGACGTATACACTTGTTCAGAGCTAAATCCTGAAATCATATTTGAAGAACTAAAACAGTTTGAACCTACGAAATTAGAGTACAAGTTTATTGACCGTGAGAACGATCTTACAGAAATAAAACTAGACAATTAGTACTCAATGGGGTTGTGACCTAATACACACGCCAGAAGCCACGGTTAGCTTCTGATCAAAAAATAAATATCATTATAATCCTATGGGGGATTAGCTCAGCCGGGAGAGCGCCTGATTTGCATTCAGGAGGTCAGCAGTTCGATCCTGCTATCCTCCACCAAAAAGAAAAGTAATATAGATGACTATTCAAGTAAAAAATTTCACAGATACCCAAATAAAACAAGAAGCACAAAAGATTCTAGATGATGGTTATACATTACATCATGAACAAGATATGGATCAGTTTGAGGTTGTAGATTATTGTAGACGTATAGGTAATACAGATGACGATAAGCTAGGGTATATGGCTTTTAATCCTAAAGAAAATCCAGATGTAACTAGAGTAACACCGGGACCTACAGGACTTTTTGGACACAGTGATTTACATTGGCATAGTAATGGTACAGTATTTCATATTGGTGAGTTTAAAGAAATACTAATAGCTTTATATTGTGAAAACGAATGTGTTGATACAGTATTCAGTATATTGAATTGTAAACAAGCATATGATGACCTTGATTCTCGTGAAAAAGATTATTGGAGTACTATTGATATACAGCTAAACAATTTAGGTACAGGTATATATGGTGAAGCACAGCCACAAGCAGAAGGTAGCTTAGATGAATATGTACAAATGGATCGTCATGAAGGTGATGACAGAATGCCTGTAGTAAATAGCCACCCAGTAGATGGCAAAAAATTCTTATACTGGCAACCACCATTAATAGAAAAAGCATGGAAAGATGGCGAGCCTACTGATGTAGAAGAAATTAAAGAAAAACTCAAAGCTACATTAGATAGGTCAATTTATCAAAAACATTTTGTATTTAAAAAAGGAGATATCTTAATCATGGATCAGTTATCTACGTTACACAGACGTTCGCCAGTAGTGAATAAATCACGGTTGCTTTGGCGTGTAGCATTCGATTATACTAAGGTCTTTGATTACAGTTAAATAAGTAATATTATGTTAAAGCAATATCAAGAACCATTAGATAGCAATCAAGTATTTTTAAGTTCATCAACAGAACAAATTACGTGGGGCGAACTTCACGCCAATTTAGACGCTAAAGTAGAAAAGTTAAAAGAACATGGCATTGGCCAGCACGTTGTTTTTATCTTAACAGAAGACCAAGTTACAATAGACGACTATCTGTGGGTATTAGCTAGTATTAAAAATGGTGGCTCGGCAACAAACGCAGAAGCTAGACAATCTAAATTAGAATTAGATAGTTTAATTGCTACTTGTAAACCAACTTGTATTATACGTTCAAACAAAATAGAAATGTTAACTGATCCTGCTGAAACAGGACCAACAATTTTACACCCATTAGAAATATTCAGAGGCCAAACAAGCGGAACTACTGTTAAAGAAATTTTTGAAATGTATCCTTTCTTTTGGGATTACGAAGATCATGAAAATGCTATTGTAAACGGTGAAACATTATTAGGCTGTACAGCACACGCCTCCACAAATCATTTGTTTGCTGTTGCACCAGAGTTTAATAAAGGAACAGAAAGACCTAAAGTACTTTGTACACACGGATTTACATCAACTTACAATCCTTATAATTTACTTAGAATGTATTATATAGGTGGTAGTTTACATTTCTTAAACTACGGTGATGATATACCAGGAGAAATACAAAAAGCAAAACCTAATTGTTGTATTTCTTATCCAAATGCTATTAAAAAGATAGTAGACTCTTGCCCAGATGATTTTAATTGGACAATTGACTATTGGGAATGTTCGGGAGGTCATACACCTGAAGTAGTTCTTAAGTCTATTGAGCAGAAATTTAAGTTTAAAGTAATATACAATATGATGGCAAGTACAGAAGCAGATTGTCATTCAAGGGCAGAGTATAGACGAGGTGATCCGACAGAAAACTTTTATGGATTTAAACACAGAATATATAACGGTGAGCTTAAACTAGACGAAAGAGGTATTCTTTGGTACAAATACGGAACACTAGACTGGCACACAGATGGTGACAAATTTGAAAACAAAAATGGTATGTGGTATTTCCAGGGTAGAGCATTTGATGACGTTATTTTTATGAAAGGTGGTGTTAAAATTTTTACAAGACTAGTTGAAGCATTGGCACTTGAAGTTGAGGGAGTTGAAAATGTTGCTAGTTGTGAAAAAGGTGAAATACATCACTTGATTTATACAGGAACAGCAAACATAAATGAAGTTGCTAAACATTACATAGAAGAAGCTCAAGAATCTAAAAGACCCCATGACATATATCACGTTACAGAGCAGTTATATTTTTCAGGACCAAACAAATTACAAAAAAGTAAACTACCAGACATTGTCCAAGCTAGTAGCCCTCCTCATATTATAGGTAAAGTTACTATAAAGGATCATTCAAGGGTATGATCGTTAGTGACGCTTTAGAAAAACGTAAGTCAACTAGAGCTTTTTTAAAGAATCCAGTTTCAATTGATATTATAAACTCTATTTTAGAACAAGCCAAAAAGGCACCTAGTGGAGATAATCATCAACCTTGGCAAATAGCAGTATTAACAGGTGAAGCAAAAAAGAATTTGTGTAGCAAGTTAGAAGAAGCATTTCGTTCTGGTATAGAACCTGCTATGGACTATGAATATTATCCTCAATATAAAAACAGTGAAAAAGAAACAGAATGGTTTGGCTCATATAAAGAAAATAGAAAGGCTTGTGGGTTAGCTTTATATAACCAACTAGGTATTACTAGAGAAATGACAGAGCGTAAAAGTTTGTTATATGCTAAAAATTATAGAGCCTTTGATGCTCCAGCTATGCTGTTATTTTTTATTGACAAAGAACTAGGAAAAGGTTCGTATGTAGATTATGGAATGTTTTTACAATCTATTATGCTATTAGCAACAGAAAAAGGATTAGCAACCTGCCCACAGGGTTCGTTAGGAGAATATGCTGATATTGTAAGACAAGAACTACCTGAGTACAAAGATAAAATAGTATTATGTGGTATGAGTATTGGGTATGAAGATACTAAGAATATAATCAATAAGTATAGAACACAAAGACAAGCCCTTAACAAAATGGTTAGATATTATGAGTGATAATGAAAAATGGTTAGATGAAGTATATGGTAAAACCAACAGCGAGTTATACGATAACTGGGTAAACTATAACGAACAAGTGATTGAAGAACTAGGTTGGAAGTGCCATACATTAGCATCTGAATGGATTATTAATAACTTTCCACACGGTACAGAAGTAGCTGACATTGGCTGTGGTAACGGACAAGTAGGATTTGCTATAAATCAAGGACTTTACCTATTAGACGGGTACGATATTAATCAACCAATGCTTGATAGATTTATAGCACAAAATTATAGATCAACACAAATACACGATATAACTAAAGCACCACTTCCTAAAAAGTACAAATGTATAACAGCTATTGGTGTATTAACAAAAGGCCACGTTGATGCTAGTGCTTCAAAGAATATAGCTGATAGTTTAACTGATGATGGGTTGCTTTATTGTAGCATGACTAAACACGATGGTGATTGGTTCTTTGATGGTGGTTGGAGTTCACAAAAAGACTTAGAAGTTGTTACAATCCAGCCTGTTCACAGTTTAACAACGCCTGAGGGCGAGAAACAATACCACAATATGATTGTATTTAGAAAGCCAAAATCAGATAAATAATATTATATAAAGTTAACTCAAGAAAAAGATAAAAATATGAACATACCTGATAAAGTCTATAACAAAGCATTAAAAAGAGTTATAGAAGCGAACCCTAAGAAAACACTAGAAATAGCTGAAGTCAAAACCCAGATAATAGACTCTGTATTGGGTTATGCTAAAGGAACACATCCTAAAATTTATAATGTTTTAAGTTTAGGCTGTAATTTAGTTACAATGGGTTTAGCTCAAAGAGGCCATAACGTTAAAGCTATATTATGTACTGATGTTTGTGACGAAGTATATTCTACTACTTTTAAAGACCTCAATCTTTCAATAAACATGGACGAAGATGGTTTAGAAAAAGAAGTAGCAAATGGCAATACATATGACGTTGTATTAGGTTTAGATCAAATACTAACATACTTTAATACCGAAGAAGAGCAAAGACAGTTTATAGGAATGATTGCTAAAGTAACTAAAGGCAGATTTGTTACTAGTTTAGTTGATTATAAAAATCAATCAAGCCAAAGCAGAATGTCAGACTTACCTTTAACAATTAATATTAATGGAAAACAGAATTTGTTTATCAATCACAGAAGCTGGGGAATGATGGACAGACAAACGTACATAAATCACTGGGTTCATTTAGAAGAATCTAATTTGGTTAATAGTTGTACAACAGCAAGGAGAACGATGTTCTTTAAACAATTAGCGAAATTTAGCACAGATGCTGGATCAACGGGATTCACGATCCATAAGAGTGTGTTTTATAAACCGCTAATTAATAAAACATTTGAACACGTTATTTCAATTAATTATGAATAGGAAAATCAATGAAAACAACAGAAGAACTAGTAGAGGAAACGGTATCCAAGTCGGTTAAAAGTGCGGTATTAGTAGCCCTTAGAAGTATTAATTTTCAAGAAACTGTTCAAAACATTATCAAAGAGCAGATTCCTAAAAGAGAACTTGATGACATTTATAATAATGGTTATATTCCGGCAAATAAGGTAAACTTTTCAGCATATAGTTTTAGAGATTTTATGTCAACGGGCATAGAAGATACTAGTGAAAACTTACAGCTTAGAGTTTCAAAAGATAACGTAGTAGTTGAAAACAATCTTACATCTAAAAACATTAAAGTAGCAGATAGCATAGAAGCAGGAAAACAATTACGAGCAAAAATATTAGACATTGTTGGCTCGTCTTTATTAAGTGGTGATACACTTATGCTTGGTAAGTTAACTACTAAAGGCGATAACGAATTTATAGGTCCAACAGAATTTAAAGGTCCAGCAAAGTTTTCTAGAGGAATTGAAGTAGAATTTAATCCTAGTCAAATACCACATGGTGCTATTGACTGGTCAGGATTCCAAATCCCACAAGATCAAATTCAACCTGGTCCATTAAAAGAATTTAAAAGCCAAGGTATAACAGATAATGCTAGTGAAACAAGAATTACTGTTAACAATGAACAGACATCTATAACATCTGATAATTTTTCAGCAAGAAAAATTGAAGGTACTAGTATTTCAGTTCATGGCAAATCAAGTTCAGATAGTTTACAAGTTGAAAACGAAACTATACTAAAAGGACAAACAGAATTACACAATAACGTGTTAGCAGGAAAGAACGTAGATGTTCATGGTAAGCTAACTGTATTAGATGGTTTAGAAGTTAGAGGTAATATGGTTATTCCTGACACATTAAAAGACCATTTAGTAGAATATATGAATACTAGAGTAAATTTAGAAAGTATAATTCCAGAAGGCGGAAGTATACAAATAGGAAAAAGAACTGTTCTAGATGAAAATACTTTAGGTGGTACAGTTATATCAAGTAATTTAAGAAAAGTAGGAACTTTAAGAGAATTAGAAGTTGCTGGAGAAAGTAGACTAGCAAATACTATATACTTTTCACCATTAGGTCGAATAGGTGTTAATACCGACGAACCCACAGCACCATTAGATATATGGGATGAAGAGGTCCAAGTTACAGTTGGGAAGAACAAGAATCGTACAGGTTGGCTTGGAACTAATAGAGATCACAATTTAGAGATAGGAGTTAATAAAGAAACTAAAGTTACTATTACTCCTTCTCAAACTATTATTAAAAATCCAGTTCTAAATAGTAGAACTTACACAGACGGACCTTCGGTCCCAGGACATAGTGGAGTCTTTGGTGACATTCATTGGAATTCTAAACCTTCAATAGGCGAACCTGTTGGGTGGATATGTTTAGAAAACAGTAGATGGGCTAAATTTGGAGTAGTAGAAGATGATTGATGAGAGAGAAAAAATTTATGAACGTAATCCAGACACCGGAGTAATCCGTTGGAGATACGTTGGCGAAAGTCCTGATGATTATGGATGGCCAAACTATGGAAATATATTAACCGAGGATGAAGTAGATGAGTAATAAAGAAGATGAAGGCAAAATTGAAATGTCTGTAAGAGTATTAGGTAACGAACTTATAGGTTTTAAAATGGTAGTTGATGATTTTAAAATGAAATGGTTAATATTTGGTGTAATAACAATCGTAGCTTTGACGTATGCTTTTACAACATTTGGGCCTGCTTTAATGTCAACATTTGGAGAGTAAATGAGACCTGGATTCGTAATAGGTAACGGAAGAAGTAGAATAGGATTTGATATTAGACGCTTAAATGTAGCAGGAGTTACATATGGCTCTAATGCTATTCATAGAGAACAGCACGTTGACTATCTTGTTTGTTGTGATAAGATTATGTTGGGGGAAGCTGTTAGTCGGAGAGTAGAAAAAACTAGCTTCTTACATACTAGGGCTAGATGGAAGGAAAATAATAACGATCCTTCAATTCAAGTTGTTCCTGACTTACCTTACTTAGGTCCAAACAAAGCAGACAAACCAGAGCATTGGGGAAGTGGACATTATTCGGCTTTATTAGCCTGTTTAAAAGGACACGAAATTATTATACACTTAGGTTTTGATTTATGGGGCAACGCCCATAACGAACAGAATAATATATACTCAGATACAAATGGGTATAAGAAAAAATCAGATGATGCTGTAGATCCACAGTTTTGGATTTACCATAGTGCTAAACTATTTGAGCATTTTCCAGAAACACAATTTGTTTTTATTAATTCTCCAGAATGGAAATCACCAGAAGAGTGGGACAAATATACAAATTGGAGTAAAGATACATACGAAGGCTTAGAATCATTTTTGGTTGACTATCCTATTTAATTGTAGTATAATTTTACTATAATTTAAGTTAGGTATACTAATGAAGATAGGCTTTGCTTGTAAATATTTACACCCAGATCAATCACAAAAGAAAAAACTACTAGAAGATATTCAGCGTCCGTTGAATACTAGATCTACAACCGTACAATGGCTTAATAGGCAAACTAAAGAAGTTTGCTGAAGAACGTCTGTGGGATATTATGGTACATAATATCCAATCGTATTACAATCTTGTAGAGTATGTTACAACACTAGAGCCAGAACTTAGAATGGTACGTTTAGGCTCAGATTGTCTTCCTGTATATACACAAGCAGATTGGTCTTACTATTGGACCAAGCCAGATGTAATTGCTTATTGTCAGAAACATCTTATTAAGGTAGGCGACCTAGCTAGAAAACACAATGTTCGATTGTCATTTCATCCTGGACAATTTACAGTATTAGCAAGTGACAATCCAGATATAGTAAATAGAAGTATAGAGGAGTTTGAATATCATGCGGATCTCATCAGGTACATGGGTTACGGTAAAAACTGGCAGGACTTCAAGTGTAACGTCCACATCTCAGGCAGACAAGGTCCAGCCGGTATCAAAGCCGTCCTTCCAAGATTGTCTACAGAAGCACGAAACACACTTACTATTGAAAACGATGAAAACTCGTGGGGCCTCGACGCCTCACTCGAACTTGAAAAGGAGGTAGCATTAGTTGTCGACATACACCACCACTGGGTTCATAGTGCCGGAGAATATATTACTCCAAGCGACGACAGGATTAGACGTGTTATTGATTCTTGGCGTGGCGTTCGGCCTGTTTGCCATTATAGCATTAGTCGTGAAAACTATATTATCGATCATCCGATCGACGTAAAACCCGATTATAATAAACTACTTGAAAGTGGTTACAAGAAAGGCAAGTTACGTGGCCATTCTGATTACTATTGGAACAAGCCTGTTAATGAATGGGCTTGGACATTTACTAAAGATTTTGATATTATGTGTGAAAGCAAAATGAAAAATCTTGCTAGTATTAAATTCTATAACGAATTCAAATAAGTCTTAACTTTTTTCCAATCTACTTTATCTTGATGGATAGTACAGATAGTATTATCCTTTTCACCCAATATTTTTCTTACAGCTAATCGGGTTTCTTTTTCTTCTAAAATTTCAGCATGATATTGTGCTCTATGTTTCTCGTCATCATATAGTTCATAGTGCTTTTTCATAGCCCAAACATCAGCATTATTAAAGTCTGGTTTTTTGGTTCTTATGGTTTCCAAAAATTTAACATATTCGTTATTAGGGTCTGCTAAACCAGGCATTACGTTATATGCTAAGAACTTACTAGTGGTTAAAATATGGCGTTTAAACGCTTTTAAAGGGTCGTACAGCACGTTTAAGCAGGCACTAGTACCAAAGTACTGCCTTAACTGAAAAGTGCTTAAATGTGTGGTAAAAACCAGCTTTTTAGACGTCTGTCGCTGTGCTTTTTCAATGGCAGGAAAAAAGATGGCTCTTAAATAACCTTCATGATCAGGAAAATAGTCTTTTACATAGTCCCAAGTTGGGGGTAATTTAACACCATTTATCCAGCGATCAAAGTGTCTTGGAGTTACTAGTCTTTGTTTAACATAAGTGTCTGAATCGTAAAATGTATCCATATCCAAATGAATATTCCAGGGTTGTTTTCCGTTATCTGGATGACTATACCAATACACATCTGGCAAGGAACAAATAGTTCTAGCTATTCCATATCCGCCAGTGGATTGTTCAAAACTTACAAAGATTAATTTAGATTCGTCCATAGTAATAAAACTCGCCGTTGCTGTTTACAGCGACATTGTCTCCTGTAGCAAACCATTCATTACCGTATACACTTATGTCTCCTTTGACATATAATTCGCCGTCTTTAATATCTACATAACAATACGTTCGATCGCCCAAAAATGTAGCACCTACTAGTTCTCTAGATTTATAATCTTCAATTTGTTCCAAACTAGTAAAGGTAGTATTAATAGCACATGGTCCTATTTCTGTCATTCCCCAATTAGTAGTAAACGTAGCACCTTTAGAAACAAATGATTCTATCATTTCCCAAGGCACAGGATCACTACCACAAGTAACATGGATACCTGTTAAGTCGAGGTGTTTAAAACCCTTTGTAAGGGCTAAAATACGCCCGTGTGTTGGTGTTAAATGTGTGTGGGTATAGTTTGTTATATCTTTTAAAAACTTGTAAGCATTAAAGTCTACGACGGTCACACTAGCACCAATAGAAAATGCTGGTAATGTTTGGGCAAGTAGTCCTCCGGCATGAGCCATTTTACACACGGTATAAATTTTAGATTTTTCTGTTATGTTCTGAGAGTTAACGGCTATAGCATTAGCATGGTATAACTTTTCAGGAGATTGGAAAATTTCTTTTTGGGGACCGGTAGTTCCAGAACTCTTAAGAGTCGTCCCGTTCTTTAGAATGTTTGATAAAGTTTCTTTCAGTTCCATCTGTTATCATCTTTGCTAGTTTATAAGGTGTAAGGGCAAACATAAACGGAAAGATACTATGAATAGTTCCTGTAATAAAAACTAATAGTGCTAAAAAATTATAATAGGTAGCATAAGCAAAATGCTTAAAATATCCTGATTTAATTTTCTTTAAATGTTTAAGATCTATGTCCATGATATTCTTCTTTGTTTACCTTCCATATTGATTGTTTAGTATAGTATACATCCTCTTCACCTACAAAGTCAACTATTTTTGACTTTTCTAGTAAATGGAATACTTTATTGATTCTTAGCATTTTACCACTAGCATCATTTTCTACATTAGTTGTAATATATATTGGAACTTCCGAATTGTCTGTCATTATTTCGGCCCATTCCATTTGTAAAGGTAAATGCTCAGCAAACGGATAACTTGACATATGATATTTATTTAATCCTGCTGGCCTTTGGTATGTTTGAACGCCTCTAAACAAAGCTCTGTAACCATCTTTGAAAGGATGGATACCACTAATAGATGCTATATGATCGCCAACCTGTGTAGCCCACCAACTACCACCGTTGTCTAATAACCATTGCCATTTAATTGCTGATAAACTAGAATTGTTTAAGAAGCCCATGTGCCTACAAAGCTCTAAAAAGTCTTTTAAGACATTTGGATCATTTAATCTAATAGTTTGTGATTTCGATTTCATATAGTTGTACGTCTCCCGCTCCGGAGTTGTAGCCCTACTTTCTGTCTTTAAACAATTCGTCTTTAGCTGACTCAACTTGGTCAATAATCTTTTTACTATCCATTAACCAATCTACGTGAGTAATCTTGTGTGACATCTTATCAAGTTGCCGTTGAAGTGCTGACTCTAATTTACGATAGTCTGTTTTAGAGTCAGCAATTTTGGAAATATCAACTGACTTAACTGTACCATCTTTAAAATGTATTAAAACTTGGTTCAGCAATTCCAATGGCACATCTTCCATAGATACTTCTTTTAGAAGTAGGTCCCACTGGCTTTGAACTATTTTATCGTAGTTCTTATCTTCGTTAGGCTGTGGCATCAGACGTGGTCTTCTTACTTGGTCGACCGCGACGTGGTCTAAGGTCAGGGTTTAAATCATACGCCTGTTCTCTTAACTTCACCGCCTCATCTTCAAATCCTTTAGCCTGGTTTAGTAAACTATCAGCCAATTGAGAGTCGTCTAGTGCTTGGTTATTTGAAGCAGATGGAACGTTTGACGGTTCACCTACATCTCTACCACGAGGTTGTGGCGAGACCATACCAGCATTTTGATCTAGTTCTCTCATTTTATCAGCGGCTTCACCGCCTGCTTTTAATTTATTAACAACATCATTTAGCTCATCTAATCTTACTGTAGATTTAGCATTTGGTGTCATTATAACTTGATTAGTCTGTACTTTTTTAATATACCCTTCTTGGTGTAGTACTGTTAAAGCTACTCTACCATCAGGCATAGTTTTTCTTTGAAGAGCATCAGCAAGATTTTCAGCTTGTTGACCTACATCACTTTGTACAGATTCCATTACGGCATCATGAACTATTGATGGCATACTATCTGAGTATACAACCAACGCCATATGATCTTCGTTTGGAGTCTGTCTAAATAGGACTACAATTTTTTTACCATTGTGAGTACCTACGTGTTTTACACTTACGGCCATTACTATTCTCCTTGAGAGCCTTCTGTACTTTCAGTACCTTCTACAGATTCCTCATTTGTTTCAGCTGGAGCATCAGTTGATTCTGGTGCTGTACTGTCAGCTGGTTGTGGAGCAGGTGCCACAGGTGCTACTGTATTTAAGAATTGTGATAGTCTGTTATACAAGTCTCCTACAGTTGCCATTTCGTCTGCTCTAATGGCTCCACGTTCACTAGATATTTGTACAAGTCTAGCCATTAAACGTAAATCGCCAATAGTTAATCCTGCCGCCTGTCCAGCGCCTGGCTGTCCTTCTTTTGGGGCAGTAGTTGTAGAAGCAGTGGCATCAGTTGCCGGTGCTTCTGTGTTCACATTGTCTTTATTTGTTTCTTCAGTTGTCATTTTGTGATATCTCCTTATGATAAGTACATATATGACCATTAAGAAAGGAGTCATTATATACTATGTTTATTTACTATAAAAAGATTTATTTAATTATATTTCTGACATTATTTCCTTTCTACGTCTTTGCTAGTACTCCAGGTACCGTTATTGCTAGGGACATTTTGTTCGCTAGTACTCCAACGGAAGATAATTTAGATAAAGAACCAAAGCTAGAAGCACCTAATAAGATAGATCCTGATATGTATTTCCAATTAGCATATCCTGTAATTGGATGTCAAGCGACATATACAGTACAAGATCGTATATTATTAGACGTAATTTACACTAACAAATTATTTGGGTTATCATCTGATCCAGCTGAATCGGAAAAATTGGATAAAACTGTCAATGATTACAGGACTTATCTAACTAATTCATTTGAAGGATTAACAGTAATATTATCTGATCTTAAAGAGTTAGCAGTACCAGAAGCTGAATATTCAGAAGAGGACAGGGCAGAGATAATTGCCATTTTAGAACAAGAAGATTATAAGGTTTATTCTAAAATATGGAATAATTTTTGGATGAGTCATGCTCAAACCCCACCTGAACAGTTTGTAATGACATTAGCAAAATGGACTTCGGATTGTTTTGTAAAACAATCAGGTTGGAGAAAAACTTTGGATTCTAATCCAGGTTCAACAGACCTTTAAAAAGGTTCTTCTTCGGTTGAATTATCCTGATATGCTATACTAAAATATGTGGCTTCGGAGTGATCTTCGAAGCCTACTACTATACTAGCATCTGGATTAGTAAAGGTTGATATAGAGTTTTCACTTTCGGATATAAAAAACCTATTTTCTAAGTTCTTTAAAATCCAATATTTCATACGTCTAATATTTTCGTTCATAGCCCAACTCGAATGAACAGGCAGAACAATTTTTTCAAAATGTGGTGGAAGAATATCTACTATTCTTTTGTTTAAAGCATTAAGTGGATTAATTTCCATATTCAGTTTCCGATACCAAATAAGCTATTAATATTAAAAAACTATAAATGATTCCAGTTAAGATCATGCCGCCTCCTCGTAGTGTGCCGTAATACCAAATGGTGCTTTAATACTTTTATCACCATGTATAATAAAAACTGTATCACAGTAGTTTTCATCACCCCATGAACCCCAAGGGTAACCATCTGTAAACATAATAAACTTCTTAGGTTCAATTTCATTTTCTTTCATGAACTCCCAATTAACATCAAAG